GGCGGTCGTCTTGACGAACAGCCTGCCAACCCCATGCGCTCGGGATTGGAAGGGCAGATCAGGCCAAGGTTTCCAGGATCGATCAGGTGGCAGACCCCGTCAGCTTCCAGACGTCTTGACCCGCAGTGGCGAGAGTACCTATCTGAACCCACACTTTGTCGAGGAGATGATGGGTTATCCAATCGGGTACCTCGTTTAAAAGCACTTGGCAATACCATAGTGCCGGCTTGTGCTGCCGTTCCTCTTCAGAGAATCAAACACTTATCCACCTACCCCCACTATCACCATGGCGAAGGAAGCATCACTTGAACCTCTCAATAGTAAAGAGGTTGAGCAATTTCTAGAAGGTCAACGTCGAGCTCAGCAAGACTCCGAATGGAAAACTGCTACTGGAGTAAAACAAACAATGGCCAAGCTAGATAAACTTCAAAAGAAAAGAGCAGCTGCTAAAAAGCGTAAGCCTACCTTTCGGGAAGCATGGGCTAACCGATTCACTCACCAACTACTAGGTCGAACTATTACTGGACTTAGGTATATGACTAAAGAAGAATGTGATGACTTTGGCTGGAGCAACTCAACACTTGTTCTTGTTTTATCTCTTGGTTCAAGACGTGATCCTGAAACAGATATATTCCTTATTCCTCAAATGGATGATGAAGGTAATGATGCTGGAGTTCTAAACTTTACTCCAATCACACCTAAGAAATGGGACCTAGAGAACTTCGAGGAACTGGCTCCAGTTCTGCCGAGCTATGACCTAGAGAAGACCGACCATTGGATGAATGACAAGAAGTCATGAGTCGTTGGCACAAAAACCCACAGGATCCAGATTGGATAGGATCTGGTCCTGACTTCTACAAGAGAGGATCATTCCATAACAAGTTAGGGATGTGGCTCATGTGGAGCTTCTATATATGGACAGCTCTTATGATTATTCGTCTTATCGTTGTACTCAATTTAAGGAGCTAGGATTATGAATGGCAAAAAATGGAATCTTGAATGCCTAATTGAAATAACTAATAGATATAAGACTCATTTGAATGAATCTTTACTATCAGTTAAAGGCTATCCAGAAGATGAAGAAACTTTTAGAGAAGAAATTGAATATATAAACAGAGTTGTAAAAGACGTAAAAGAGGAATGGCTATGAAGAATTTAATCAGAGCCTTTATGGAATCCATCTCTATCCTCACTATCCTCTATGTCATCTTCTACTGAAATCAAACTAGGAAACAAGGAGTGCTTAAGGTATTGGGCACTCCTTAAAGACACAGAAAATCTAGGCCAAGCAGTTGAAGCTGCTATGAACCTAGATTTAATTGCTGATTTACGTGGATCTCAAAGATTATCAGTTGAGCAATGGACTCAAATACTTGAGGACGTGCTCATTTATGAAAATCTAATCTAGCAAGCACAAAGTGCTCTAGATTTTGCCATAGAAAGTTGAGCATCATGTAGACGCTGCAACTTCCGCATCCTATTACGGATGAGAAGTAAGTTGTTCATGCTATACCTATGCGTAAGCTACTTTTCTTACTGGCTTCGAATAGCTAAGACCTCTGTAGGTTAGCTTGACACTTGGTGTCTTGACTGCTGTTTTAGACATGGATTAACTCCAGTAATCAGTGCCCCCGTCGTATGACACTGGGTGGGTGCAACCTCTCATAAAGGTCCGACGATTATACCTATATCCTAACAAACTGTATCAATAGATACTGTATCACCCTGATACCATTTATTAAATCTTAATCTTCTACGAAGTTAGGAATTGGTGGTTGATCAGGAACAGGCACTATCTCTTTGTAGATAGGCGGTTCATATGCAGGAGGGTGAGGTAAAGGTATAAATCTCGGACGAGGGCGTAGCAATCTGAACCCGTCATACAATGTATATTCCACTCTATCCACGCTTCTACTGAGACGACGATAAGAATTAGCCATCATAAACTGACCAGTTACAACCGCAACAGTTGCTATACCCCAGAAGATGTAGTAAGCCTTGGATTTCACTTGCTTGTATTCGTACTCGTTCTTATCCATGGTGAAGTTGATCGATATCACATACTGTACAAGTTATGTAGATCCTATCAACTTTTCTTAGTTAAGATATTGCATCACTATTCCAGCAGGTATAAGATAGTAACCCAGCGGAAAATAAATGATCAGAAAAAGAGCAGTCCTCATCAATTATTTAACTCACGAAGTCTTAGATCCCAACTATCAACCCTTGCTAACGTCTCGGGAATTAACAGAGGGGAATAAAAACCTAGAGAGAAAGAGATTGATGTGGCGCTTGCGGTGGCTTAATAAGGTTATTAATATCTCAGGAGAGGCGGAACAAAAAGAACATGCTCAATTGCAATTCAGCACTCCTAGCCATAGCGTCTGAGTTCGTAGGTAAATTTGCACCGTATCAATCAATAGAAATTACTCCTGCTCCAACAGGAGGAGTTTATATTGCGTCTACTGACAATGGCAAAGTTGCTTGCTTAGCTCATGATCCTAGTGCAGAAGGAGATGAATCAATCATCCTATTACCTAATAGCGATTTGATTAAAGCGTCACGAGGAGTCAAGACTGCCGAAAGATCTATTTCAATCAATGGCAATATGGCCATGGTTACTACTCATAGGAAGTCAACTTCTGAATCAAAGGAAATTCCTTTCCACCGAAGCACTAGTGATTTTCCTAAGTTATCTGGTGCAATCAAAGATTGTATCGCTAGATGGGATGAAATAGGTAAGAGCTCTGCAACTGCTGGTAGGTATGACATTACTTACCTCCAACGAGCAATCAAGAGTTTGAGTTCCATCAACTCATCGGTAACCTTACACTCCTTCGATGGTGGTCCAATGAGGATCCAAGAATCATCAGGCAATATTGTGATCTTGGTAATGCCACAAATTGCTTTACCTATTCCTCCTGTTCCTGATTGGCTGAGGCAATATTCTCAAGGGGCACCATCTGTGGTGTAACGAAAAGTTGCATACCCCATATACAGCGTTAGGCTGAATTGCCCACATAAGTAAATAGGTTGTCTACTGCAATCCTTACTGTTGCTTTAGGTGCGACCCCAACTCAAGTTGTTGTTAATGGACAGGAGTTTCTTGAAGCTCCTGCTGTTGCCAGCACACCTGAGCCACTACCAGTCATCCTAAGAGCAAGAGCCACCACCAATACGGGACCAGCTTCCCGATTCCAAGCTAAGAAACCAGACGAATTTGTTTTGGTTACTGGTGCTTTATCCCTCGGGGAAAAAGACACAGAGCACGATGGTATCCCCATCATTACTATGACTTCTATTTGCGATGCAAACAAAGATCAATTCATCAACGAAGCGATGTTTGTTGGACGTTTTTCAAAGGATGGAAAACCAGCAGAGAAGTCAGCTAGTCGTAGCATTGCCGTCAACAGATATGTTGCAGGTAATCAACTTACCGACTGGTACAGAGTAAGAGGATACGGTAATTGGAAAGAACGTATTCTTGACTATCCGAAAGGAAGTTTAGCTGAGGTATTGGGTATGCTGACACCACAGAAAGATGGTAAAGGCAAGCTTTATACAGAAGTTAAATGCCGACGTATTCGTATTCACGAAAGAACTAAGGGAGGTGGAGCTGCTAATCCAGCTAAAGATACCTCCGCTTCAGGTTATGCACATGAGGAATTCATGGGTAATGAAGATCCTGGAGATATGCCTGCCCCTCAATCTTGGAATTAAACTATGGGATTCTTTCCTCCTGACCATAAGTTCGCGACTGAATCAGCGAGCAATTCAACCACTAACGAAAACAATGATAAGTTCTATGCTCCTGGCAAGGAACTAGATGATGGTGATTCCCATCAGATCATTGTCTGTGGTGGCTTCGATACTGGCCACGTTATTAGTGGTTACAAGTATTTTAAGAACGATGGTCAACCACATACCACTCCTTTCTCTGAAGGTTATCCAAAAGATTACAAGGAGGATATTGGTCTTAATTATGATGCTAAGTTCAACCGCAAGGTTGAATATGGCAACCATACAGAAGACGACCTCGACAAGCCTAAACAAATACTTAGCTTTGTTGGCTACATCAAAGAGAAGAAAGACTTTTCCATTATTGAATTCAATACAAAAGCTTTACGTACTGCTCTAGAAGAAATCCTTTCAATGGACTCTTATGAAGTTAGTGAAGAAGGTGTATACAATTTCATGATGAAACTTTCACGTAAAGGAAGGAAGACAGACACTGTTTACACTTTGACTCCTGCACCACTAAAGGCACCAGCAAGAACTGCTGTAGCAAAGAAGTGGGCAGAGATTAAAGATAAGTGGTATCTGCCAGCTCTTTACGATAATGCTGATCCTTTTGCAGGTAAACCAGCCGAAGCAAAGACACGAGGTCTTCCGCCTACTCATAGAGATGCACTAGGTGCCGACCATGAGATCAAATCATCATCCGAAGAAATCGGAAGTGATTGGGTCTAATGCAAGGTTTCATTGTTCTCTTTTGTGTGATCATCTTGATCTACATTCTCTTGCGTAATATCCACTTGAATTATTAATGCAAGATTCCATTGCTCTTTCATCTCTCCGCGAGGCAACTTGCGGTAGAGATGTAAAGCACATCATCGACACCTATGGTCAGGCAGAATGTAATAAAGCTTGGAAACAATTAAGCCCTGTTGAACGAGCCTCATTACAGCTAGCCAATTTTTTTCACGGAGAAATTATCCATGACTATGCAGAACCCCGACGGGAAGAATCAATACCAGATCCAGTCAGAGATACTCGACCATCTAAAGATGAATGGTGAATACCTGAGTATTATGTCTAAGCAGTTAGAAGATATTAAATATTTACTTAATGGATTCACTTCAGGAGGAGCCAGTCTTAATGGCTATCTTCCTGATTCGTCTTTATTGGCATACTTAAGTTTGATAGGTCCTGCACTTGCAAGACATTTAGATAAGACTATAGGCCTAGAAGAAATATTGAAAGGAGGTGTGCATCTTTCTACTCGAATGGTAGAAGAGTATGCTGCATACCAATCCGAACGACAACCAATCGATACTCTCAAGAATTCATTAGAGTTTCTAGGGCAAACTGAATCTGAATAACATTTGGGCGTCTGTCTGATCTCACTGCATGAGGGTTTATTGTCCTGCCTTCACTAAAGAAAGCAACTACTCGGGCTATGTGGTTGGTACTAACAAGTTGCACAGTAATGCACTCTTGTTTCTTTCAATAGTGACTTAACTTATAGGTGTCCATCGAGACCAGTTAGTAGTTCCAACGGGGTTAGACAAGTCCCATTCATAGGGCTAACTGACAAGGATAAATAGACAGTGTAAGTCCCATTTTTGTCGCTAATAGTTACAAACTGAAATTAATCGTTACATTAATAGTAGTTATGTAATATTTAATGACTGAACCAACTCGTTTTGAGATTAATGGTGAACGTCATTACGCAACAGACAAAGCAGATAAAGCCTACCCTTCAGTAACAACAATTCTTGGTAAGACTTCTTCCGAAAGAAGTAAGAAGGCACTCTTAAATTGGCAAGCTAAAAACCCAAATGGCGCAATGCTCGCAGCCGAAAGAGGGTCAGCGGTACATGCAGCGTGCGAGGATTATATTCGAGGGAGAGAAATAAAAATAAAAGAAGAATACCTACCATTTTGGAATGGGATGAGTAAACATTTAGATAAATACGATGAATTCATCTGGAGCGAAATGCCACTTAGGCCTGAATGGAATTTCTGTACAGGAGAAGATGGTATTAGCAGAGTATGGAGTCATAAATATATGTACTGTGGTTGTCCTGACCTTCTAGGTATTCGCAACGATACAGTGATTATTGGTGACTTCAAGACCTCTAACCAACCCTACTGTCGCTATTACCCAACCAAGGAAGCTAGCAGAGAAAATAGATCTCTCTTTACCGGTTGGAATAAGTTCAATAAGTGTGCAATGCAATTAGCAGCTTATGCTCAGGCCTGCAAAGAAACTCTAGGAGTTGAGGTTAGTTGTGCGGAGATTATTGTCTCTACACCTGAGATTGACCAAAGTTTTATTTTAAATAAAAACGAACTTGCTAAATTCCTAACCAAATGGCTCCAGAAAGTTCGTCGCTATCAGGAGATAAAAGAGGAAGAAAGCAAAGCCAAACATATCTTGAAAGAATTAAAGGAATCAGAAGATGCCAGGGATCATTTGACCAGTAGTGATGTAAGCACCGATACCAGCAACAAAACCGATCATTGCAAGGCGACCGTTTAATAGCTCTGATTGTTCTGATAAAGAACCAGCTTCAATAACTTCAGGAGCTACCTCCTTACCAAACATGTTCTGCTTGCCGTATTCAGTAGTCGTTGTCATCGAACCTAAAGAAAATATTACAAACTAAGTATAGCCACTAGGTAATATTACTTACTCTTATACCGTCCATTAAGAATTTTAATAAAAATCCCCCTAGGAAATGCAGAAACCTAGAGGGACAATGCTCGCGCTTCAGAAGAATACACGCTTGTTTAATCTTTGGCAAGATTACTTATATTTTTGAGAATTCCATCAGGCTGATAAAACTGTTGTTTATATATATCTGAATTCCGATAGTCGAACGATTCCAGTAATCCCACTTTTACTTTTAAGACTTCTCTTAAGGAGAAAGTTTCCATAGCTGGAACCATGTTCTCCTCTACTGCAGTAAGATCACTTAGCACTAACCAATACAATCGTTCTTTTTCTTCATCTGTTAGTAACGAACCTTTTATTGACTCATATCTAATCCTAAAGCTATCTGTATAATCTGTGTACCTCAGCAAGTCCTCAACGGCCTGAGTACCTATATCATCCTCAACATCGTCAGGATATATAAAAATCTTTTTCTTTGGATCATGCACATTGCGCAGTCTTCTCGGACTACAACTGACCAAGAATAAACCCGCCAACTGTTCACTGAAAGGCCTTCCTCCTTCTAGGAGACTACTTGCAATCTTTTCGGAATAACCAAGAAGTGATAGAGGTATCCTCTTATCTGAGAATGCCCAATCATTAACACCTAACTCTTTCAGTTTATTTAAGCCTTCTTTAATATCAACAATCATGGTACCACTCCGCTAAATCCTCTCCTACTTCAGAGCCTTTCTTAGCTCCGAAAGCAGTAGCAAAACCAGATGCAACCCAACCGATAATAGGTATGGAAGAAACGGAAGGAGCGATATACTCAGAAGCTGCCGCAGCGCCAACCGCAGCCCCAACTCCTGCTCCTGCTCCGGCTTTCTTGAGGCAAGCGATTTGTTTTTCAGTAAGCTTTCCGTCTCCTGATTGAGATTGAAAGATACCTGGTCCTATCAAATGTTGATGACCCTCCATTGTGTATTGCTCTAGTTGATAGATTTTCTTATCCTTCTTACTACCAAATAGACCTCCTTGAGGAACCACGATATCCTTACGCATCTCCATCACCTTCGGATCATTCATTCGATGGGTAATGCTATAGCCATCCTTGCTCGCATCAATTGTGTACTGACTATATGGTCCAACAGGAAGATCAAATCTAGGTAGACCTCCTTCTTTATTGGCTAGCAAGTTAATCATCCAGAGATGGGAAAGACCAAACGTCCCTCCTACTAATACAATGATTGTTCTTTGCAACCAATGATTATTTGTTAACGTCATAAAAAATAAACATTTAAATAAATTTTAGAATAGGAAAGCAAGATTGCAATCCCTCGAATATTAGGCATACTTTCTTATGCAGTTGTTCAAAAGTAAACCCGAAGTGAAAGAAACTCCAAAGCTAATACTGACAACACCTCTAGGTGGTACTGTACACACCTACCCCATCACTGGAGGTAAGACCACTTTTATAAGACACCTAGCCTGCTACTTAGGTTCTTGTAGATTTTGTAACGATTTAGAAGAAGCAACTCACCATTTAAAAGAGGTAGAACCACGTGTATAAAATTGAATTCAGCGTCCACCCCACGCTGAAAGATAAGCCCAAAGTATGGGCTTCTTCTTTTGGGCAGAACTGGAACAGGAAGAAAGGAACTTTATTGGACTTACGTGAACACGTAGGTCATGGAGGTGCTTTCATACCAGCTGCGATGATTTCCGGACATCGCAACAGTGCAGCATTTGATCACTCTGATTTAGCAGTGGTTGATATAGATAACGGTTTAACACTCGACGATCTAAAAGCTCACCCCCTCGCTCAAGTAACGGCATGGGTTTATACATCTGCTAGTCATAACCCAGCAGAAAATAAACATCGCTTCAGGGTTGTATTCCAATTACCACAAAGAATATCCGACGGAGAACTTTACCAATCCATCACAGGACTTCTTATACAATCATTAGGAGGGGATGCTAATTGCTCTGATCGTTGCAGGATTTTCTATGGCAATAGTCGTGCTCAACATCCTATTTGGCAGCCGAAAGCAATACTACCTCAATCTTTTATAGAAGATGCAGTCTCTCATGCGGCACGCCAACGTACCACTTATCATTCTCAATCAGCAGATGTAGATGAACATTCCATTAACCTTGCTGCTTACTGCCTCGAGCATGTACTGGAGCCAACCTCCGACGGAGAAAGAGATCAGTTTTGTAACATCACCAGAGCAGCCAGCACCGGTGGAGACTCATTGTTTTCCTACTGGTCCGATTGGGCATCCAGAGGACATCACGGAAAGGGAAAGAACTCTTCACAAACCTCCGAGAAATTCTTCAGAGGATGGAGGGGGAGATCCCTCGCAACAATCTTTTGGGCTGCCGATACCCAACAACCCGGTTGGAGGAAGTCATTACCTCCCGAACTAAGAGGAGGTACAGGAGATTTTAAGCTAGGCGTCTATGGAGATTCATTCGCTGGTTATGCACACGAAGATTTCTTGGGGGAGCCAGAGAATGTCGAGCCAGTAGAACAATCCCAAGGTTTATTTGATAAGGAGAAGCCTTGGACTCAAATAGCGGTTATCGAAAAACCAAATGAAGAAACTGAACCGGCTGAAGTCTCTACATTTGACTATGAAGATGTTCCACCTCCTAGGCCAACGACAAGGAGGGAAGGTGATAATCAAGATTTAGTAGAGAGAATTAAAGACCTGCTCAATATTCAATACAACGGTCTGAGATTAAATTGCATGAGTCAGCAGTTAGTCTACGGACCAAAGGATCGTCCTAGGGAAATTCACGATATATCGCAGGCGTATGTTTATATTTCCAGAGGACAAGGACAAGTCTTCCCGAAGACATTAGTATTTGATCTCGCTGGAGTTATTGGCTATGAGAACAGATTTCACCCTGTTAAAACGTATTTGGAGCATTGTGCTGCTAGCTCTGATCCTTGCCCCTATTTTGATCGAATAGCTTCAGAGATCTTAGGGGTACCTAAGGATGACATTCAAAATCCAATGATGCCAGACGGTAATCTCTTGGCAGATGTCATTATGAAAAGATTCTTAATTGGTGCAGTAGCTAGAGTCTTATCCCCTGGATGTCGCCATGACTGGATGCCTATTCTCATTGGCAATCAAAACTGCGGTAAGACTACCTTCTTCCAATATCTAACACCTCCATCAGTAGAGGATCTAGGTACTTATCCTTGGGTCGTAACCATGCAGCAAGGAATCGAATACCTCAAAGAGAAACCTCATGCTTTACATGCAGGATTTATTGTTGTCATGGATGAGTTCGAACGTTACTGCAAACGAAAGTATTCAGAAGAATTAAAGAATCTCATTTCAGTATCAGTCGATAGGTCTGCAAGGAAATATGAGAACGAGAAGTCTTACCCTCGTGCATTTGTTTTAGGAGGTGCGACTAACAACACAGACTTCCTCTGCGATCCAACAGGTAATCGTAGGTTTATGCCAATAGTTGTTAAGGGCAAGGTTCCTTCTAAAGAGAACCCCGACCTAAAGATTATTGATTTAGATCGTCTTAAGCAAGACCGCAACTCTATTTGGGCTGCAGCTTACAGGGCTTACTTAGATAATCCAGTGCATGTGTTCTCTAGCTATGAGCTAAGTCATATTGCTGACTATCAAGATTCATTCACTAGAGATACTCCTATAGATGCAGTCGTTACTAGGGCAGTAGACGAGAATAGTAGTGGCTATCATAACGGCCACAAGTATATTATCCTTGCTGATTTGTTTAGTTGGATAGATATTAATGTTGCTCAACAAGGACAAATGAATATTCCTGTTACTGATTGCTTAAAAAGATTAGGTTATAAACCAAAGAGAATCAAAAGAAATACTAAAAGTCAACGAGTTTGGATCGAAGAAATCTGAGACTCTCAAGATTAGATAAATAAATCTCAACTTAAGACTGCTGATATAACTCAATCGGCGGTCTTTTTTAATGAGGCCCTGACACCGAAAGTACCAGGGTCTTTTCTTATTGCTTGTTCTGCTGGAATAAGTCTCATTAAGAAGACCAGGGGTGACACCTTTTTCAAGAACCTCTATTAGGAAGATTAAAAGTTTTTCACTTTTTAGAAGTCCTAGTATTTACATATGTGAAGAAATTAGTTATAAAGAATTAAGAAGAGAAGAATATACTTAAAAAAGTTTATATACACCCCGTCACCCCCGGCACCCTGGTACTATGACCCATCCTATGCTCAATTCTGACAAAGATATTGTTAGTCGGCTAGCATCTAAACCACTAGAAGAATTGACCAATGAAGACATTGTTAATGCAGCCAGACTTCTTATTCGTTATGACGGCGTACCTAGCGGTGAAGATCTTCGAGGTGATATTGTCTTGGCCCTTCATAACTGGAACAAAACTCCCAATCAACTTCATATCAAAGCAAGAGAAATCTGGCAAAGCGGGTGGAGGCCCGGACAGCTCGATGATGACGAAATAGGTTCAGGAGCTGATGTTAATGCAGGGTTATCTTGAAAATAATATATAACTAATAGAATTCGGGTGGTCGTGGACAAAAGGAACGTCTTCCATTACTACGGTACGTGCTTCGTAAGCGTCTCTTGCGTAGGTACAGACTTCAATTCTTTGTTGTCTGTCGTCTTTGTAACCGACAGTGTAATGATCTGATGATGCCATAATCACTGGACATATATTCAAAGTCTAGTGATACCAAGGCTTATGAGCCAATGCTCATATCTTGTTCTGCTAACAGCTCTTCCTGCTCAAATGTTCTTCAGGTCGTCCCATCGACTTGTATTCCAATTGTTCCTCTAAGAATTTAATATGCTCTGTCTTACCTTTAAGTTCGTCTTCAAGTTCTTCAATGTGGTCTTGATAGACAGTAATCATTTGTTCACTAGATAAAAGTTTGGTTTCGAGTTCCCAGTCCACTCATCTGCGCCCCCGAAGAGGAGTTTCCAGTTTCCTGATTCTCACTTCATGATCCTTGATATCTTCTCTTAACATTACTATATCCTTAGAGAGTTCGGATCTAAGTAATTTTACTTCTTTTAAGATTGCTTCCATTCCAGTCTTCATGCTCCCATGAGTGAATGCAATCCTCCACAAGGCACCAGCCGAGGCTATTCCAATAATGGCGGTAACTTCTAACAAGTGACACCTCTGTCCTACATCTACATTCTATATGACTTCTCTTAAACCCCCAAAATCACCACATCATTGGGATCAACGTTTCCTGTACGCAGCGAGAATGTTTGCAGGGTGGTCTAAAGATCCAAGTACAAAAGTTGGAGCTATAGCAGTACGAGACAGGAGAATTTTAGTTCAAGGATATAACGGTCTCCCTGTCGGTATTACTGACTCAGACACAAGGCTCAAGAACAGAGACACTCGGCTAAGCTTGACAGTTCATGCAGAAATGAATTGTGTTGCCTATGCCTCACGTAATGGAGTTTGTCTGTCAGGAGCAACTATGTACATTTGGCCATTCATGGCTTGCAGTCAATGCGCTGCTATTTTAATCCAAGCTGATATTGGCAAGATAGTAATACCAGACTATGTAGAGCCTTATCGTTGGCAAGAATCATTCGATAAAGCTAGAGAAATGTGTGTAGAAGCTGGTGTTTCCGTTCACAAAATTCCAATGGAAGGTGATATAGACGAGGTTGAACATTCTGTCACTGAAGATTAAACTATCGTAACAATTGAATAAACGTTCTTAGGAGAATGTCGGAATTGAAATTGGGTCATCGAGTCACCAACCAATTAGATGGTAGGGATGGATTTATTGTTAGTGCGCCATATAATAAACTCGTTCCTGTTGCTATAGAACAAAGTACACGAAAAGAGTTGTGGCCAGAAAGCCAAGTAAAACTCAAACCTAAAAGAGATCAACTCATAGCAATGGGCGGCAAATATAAAGCACCTCCAGGTTTTCCTCTAAATATTTGATATGGCTCAGTGGGCAATTCCTCCGAAACTCCACTCTACAACTGAAGGTGGTCCGTTATGTTTTCATGCAGATCACAATATTGGATCTAAAGATGGAAGAATTCCACGATACAACGATAGTCATGCCTGCGTTAGATGTGTCAGTGCTTTAACTGAAGGAAGACTCGGACTCGATGTCCATCGTATTGAAAGAAAATACAGACGTAGATTCTTAGAGTTTTGGTCTTTTGTAGAGATCAGAGGCCCTAATGAATGCTGGCCATGGAGGGGTAAATATCATTCAAGATCTAACTCAAGTTATTTTCCTATACCTAGGCATTGGGGATCAGGTAGACAATATTCTGCTCCTAGGGTTGCTGCTTGGTTCACTTGGGGAGACGTAGGTCGTCTACCTATCAAGCCTGTTTGTGGAGATAACAACTGTTGCAACCCCTTGCATCTCAGGATTAAAGGAGTCCCTCATTATTTTCATGACAGGCACATGCAAATCATGGATCTAGAGTTCAGCTCCAATAAACTATGCGGTGAAACTCAACTCTTCTTGGAAACAACTTACGATAAAGATCCTAAAAGATTTGAACAAATCCAAAAAGCTAATAAGATTTGGATAGATTTCAGGCTCGCTGCTAATGGTCCTGTGGATCCTTTGAGTATTCACTCCCTTAAGTCCAAGTTAAAGGAATGAATTAATATATAGGTATTGATTAGAGATTCCAAATGTCTTTTAACGCCAAGCCCGGCCCGAATATTAGTAACTCTGATTGGTCAACTCACAGTTGGAATAAAGGCGGTATACGTGGTAACTATCAAGACTATAGAGACCTGATTGGCGGCGACATACTCTCAGGGTATGGCGACGATAACATATTTTCTAGAGACGAATTAAATGCAATAACCAATACAAAATACGATATTCGCGGAGATGGTAGGGCTCCACATACTGGTAATTATTTTGATCAAGGAGCAGCTACTCAAGATGCAATTGCTCGCTTAATAACTACAAAAGGAATCACAACAACTGATGACATCCTTCAACAGTATGGTTTAAGGCAGGATCAAGCAACTGGAGATATTATTTCTAGTGCAGGTTACAATCACAGCGCGTTTGGTTCAGGTGCAGGAAATGAGGCTACTTGGGAAGGCTATGGTTCCAAGGCCGACTTTGGTGGTTCACATTACTCTTATGGTGATTTCGAAGATGGAAAGATTCCTACATGGAGGTATAAGTATTCTGGCGATTGGACTCCACCTGAGACCACGCCTAAAACTCCTGCTCCACCATATGAAACTCCTGACGATCTGATTAAAGAAAAGGCAGAGTGGGAAGCAGCAACACAACCTAAAGGTCCTAAGGTAGGAGACTTCGGATGGGATCAAGACACATTACCTATAACAGTTGGTGATCTCTTTGGGGATAAACCAGGAGGCAGACTTGGTGTGGATCGCGATGAAGCAGAACGCTATGGCAGTATTCCTTTTGTTACAGCTGGTCAGTACTACGGGAACTTAGATCGTCCTAATACTAGATATGGATCTAAGTTTGGCGGAGGTGGAGGTGATGATAATTTTGTTGGACTACATAAGACTGGTAGCGATTCCTTCGGTGGTTTCCTGAAAGATAATAGTAAATTCAAGGGAGGCAAAACTCTCGCAACTAAGTTGTTAGATGAAATGAGTATCGGCTAGTTGACATATATACAAAGCAGTTAACATATAAGTATTAAGGTTTATTGCAAACGAGATGTCAAGTTCCTCACAAACTGCGCAAGAGAGAACGAAAGAGTGGATCAAACAAACCTATCGCGACGAATTAGGACGTGAGGCAGGGCAAGAAGGCTTGGACTATTGGTCTAAAGATATACAGGGTGGTGCAACCAGAGATGAAGTCTTAGCTAATATTCGTCGCAGTGACGAGAAATGGCTTGGTGATACCTACAAGAAAGAACTTGGCAGAGACTTAGGAGATGAAGGTAGAAATTGGTGGATGGGAGATCTTCGTGGTAAGGGTTCAGGAAAGGAAGACTTGACTTATGGATCAGATAGACCTGTTCAAACTAGAGAACAAGTCTTGGCCAATATCAAAAGATCTGATGAATGGAAAGCTCGCCAAGATCCAGGTGGTGATCCAGGTGGTGATCCAGGTGGTGACCCGGGTGGAGATCCAGGTGGAGACCCTGGCGGGGATCCTGGTAGCGGCAACGGTGAGTATGAACCAGAAGATATTGATTGGACAAAATATAATCCCAATACCTTACCTAAATATCAAATAGATCCTAAATCTCCTGGTATTAGCGCAGCAGTGAGTTACGGTAATAGAGCGACTGATCATTTCTACAGTAAATTCTTGCCTAACTGGAAGAAGACTACTGATCTAGGAACTAGAGAAATAGGTAATTCCCTGCAGAAGACTATGTATGGTCTTGGTAATTGGGAAGATCCTAGTACCCCTGACGACAGGAGCGATGATGTTCTTACTGGATTAAAGATTACTGTTCCTGACTACGAAGATCCTAAAGACTTGTTTGATTACTATTACGACAAGTTATACGGCGACGACGCAAGAAAAGAATAATTGTCATCGTAATAAAAATTAATATTGCTTGACTAGGTATATATTGCATTCATAGGAGTTTTTAACTATCTTTGACAAGATGGTTGAATTACATTAAGTGGCTACTGTTCCTTTTGAATCGTCTTCGGTTAAGAAGATATCTGCAACTGAGATGCCACAACGTTTAGTCTATACAGCCCTATTCACTGCTCGTTTCGGAGGTTTCCTTACAGAAGAAGAACGTCAGGAGGCTGAAGAACAACAGTATTCAGAAGATGCATGTGGTCGTCTAGTTTCAGATCACTACAGGAATACCAGTCATAGGTCTCCTACATGGATGATGTATTCCTTCTTGGAGCACCCATCTATATCTTTTCAAATAAGAGCAGATCATCGTACCTTATATGAATTAGCTTTGGAAAGTAATGACATAGTTTTCGCAAATCAACCTCTAGAAGAAGTAGGAGAAGAGACTCAGATAGCTATCCACGAGAAGGATCTACCTCTAGAGACACTATTCAACGTGAGGCCAGTAGGAAATTACCCAGATCATAAAGGTAATAGGCATCCATGGAGTGAAGACGACAGGGAAGATCAATTATCATTTGGATTATCTACAGCAATTGACTATAAAACTAAGACTGATGCAGGTGTGTCCAGTCAGCAAGCAACGCAATGGTTGACTATGAATATATTGCAAAACTCAATAGCTTCAGGTAGTCTGCGTGCATGGCTACAACTGCTAGACAGTCATGCCAGATCTCATAAAACATATGAGATGAAATCTGTGGTTTCTAAAATCTCGGATCAGATTCAGATTTGGATTCCAGAAATCTACAGCTGGTGGTCATCGCAACATCGATCTAAATTAGACCTTAGAGTTTGACATGAAAAAATTAATAGAGGTTACACGTCTACATGATGGATGTAGTGACTTGATTGATGAATTACAGAAAGATAAAGCAATGCATCAATATCTACCGTACGCACGCGCTATAGAAGAAGCAGCAGATCAATTACTAGTAGATTTCCAACGCATTTATGTAAATGGCAAGACCACAGCCGGTTGAACTATTAGTTAAATTCTTCCCTGAACTAGTAGACAAAACAGTTGCTTCTTCCAATAAAGAAGCTTCAAAAGAATTGAATGTCAGAATTTGTGAAGCAATAATGTCTGACATGATTAGACATTTTGATAATATTAGAAGCTACTTAGGCGATGGAGCAATCATATTAAACCTTCTATCTGAACACGTACAAGACAGATCTAATTATGTGAATGCATATATGATGGAACAGGATTTGAAAGACGCAGAAGAAAATAAAGATTCAACTGTTATCGAATTCTGCAAAGACGCTTTGGAGATATTTGATAGTACAGATTTCGATAAAGAGATCTGTTTTATTTTGCTGGATAATTCTGGTGGCTCCATATTAAAGCTACCTAGAGAGCAACCTGCAAAGAGAATCCAATCCATGATGGATGATTTATAGATGCAAGAACTTCGAGCTGTAGAACGGCCTGATAAATGTAATTTAGCTCCGCCGATAAATGTCGTTCAAGCTGCTCGATCAGTCTTAGGTTCTATTGACCTTGATCCTTATTCGACAAAAGATATTAATCGATTAGTAGAAGCTGCTAGATATTACGACCGAGATGAAATGTCTCTAGAAGATATCATTCATAGACATTGGGAAGTGCCTGGAGAGAAACGTGTATTCGTGGGAGCTCCTACAGGTGCGGCTCTGACAAGAAGATTACTTAATAAAACACTACATGAATATAGAGCAGGCTCTATTAATCACGCAATCCTTTGGGTTGCACATAATGAAGCCTTGATAAGGTCACCATGGGTTTGGGACTTTCCTATCTGTATTCCATTCAGGAGATTAAGACCAACTTGGTGGGATGATGAATTAGAAGTCTTCAGAGGAGTGGCACCTTCTAATTGGTCCGCTATTGTTTATCTTCCTCCACCAGAGTCACATCAACAATTTGATGCGATGGTTTCTAGATTCCATACTGCATTCAATCCTTTAGGTCGAATAGTATTCAACGAATACAGTGGCAATAATGATTGGGAAAAATCTTATCAAGTCACGTTAAAAAAAGCATATAATTATAAATCCTAAATGTCTATATTTGATCCACTATTTGATAGCTCCCCTCAGGAATTCCAGTCTCCTTCAGGACAAAAATTTTTAATGATTAGGTCTATCGTTTACGACTCGTGGATTACATGGAAAGAAGCTTTGCCTGACGACACTAAGCAACACCCACTACTATCCCATGATGTATATAACAATATCGTTGAATTAGCTGGTCGTATACACAAGCTTCATCAATCTTTACCTGGGTATAAACAAACTACGGAGAGCCCATTCCAATTTGTCTTATGGTGGGATCCAACAGATACAGACGAGAATTGGAACTCAGGAAAAGTCTGTCGATTTATGATCAACGATTATTCTTCTGATGATTTAATTCATTACAACTCTCTTAAGAGAGTTACTCGTCTAAAGCTCAATCCCTTAACCAGCAGGCTCGTAGAGGCTACTGCAGTGAACTAAGTTCCTAAGGTAGGATAAATATCTTTCTTGACTTCCCACGCCGCTGAGCGAGCTCCTAAAGCTCCTCTGCCTGCTTCGTCAAATACTTTAGCTTTTGATGCTTGTTCAGCAGAGCGTTGACCAAGGGTAACTATACCTCTGCCACCTCTGTCTAAACTCTTAGCACCTCCAACACTGCCGCCATAAGACTGAGCATCCGAGTTTGCTTTCCTAGCTCGTGCCAAATATCGGCGTACTAAAGCATCCTTATTATTGTTCCTATAAGGGGCACTTGGGTTTCCTCTTAAGGCCAAAGACTTGTTATTAGTTGTTTCATTTTCTATCCTAGGCAAAATGGAACCATGAATGGAGAAGACACGTTTTGACCTCGTCCCTTGGCAAGCTGTTGGAGACATCGCTGACGTTCTTGGCTACGGTGCTCGAAAGTATAGTTCTAATAACTGGTGTAGGGGAACCGAGTGGGGACGCTACTTTGCCGCATTATGTAGACACCTCTTCGCTTGGTGGAGAGGAGAGAACAATGATCCAGAAACAGGCTACTCCCACCTTGCCCACGCCGGATGTTGCCTCCTGTTCCTCATGGAATATCAAAGAAACAATTGGGGAACCGACGACAGATTCACCGGTCCAGACTCCGAAGACTTTACGAAAGGAGATGGCAGATGACTGTTAATACCTTTCTATTAGTATTAATTGTTATTGCCGCTTACTGGAACTTATTGCTGAACATCAGGAGACGATGACTCTTCTATCTTGCTAATAACAAGCGACATATCTAATAATGTATCGATCTTCATCATCATGTCAGCAATATGTTTACTGATGAAAGGTTTCTCAGACCTAGCAGCAAAAGCTAATGCTTCCCTTAGATTCAGTTGAGCATTGTTCAATGCTTCTTCAACTGGCTTAGATAAGATCATTTCTCTTGGAATCATTTTTTCTCCTCTGTTGGGAAAGGTCTTTGATAGTTGATAGGATCTTGTTGCTCAAATTTATCTAATAATGCTGCAGCTTCCTGCATCGCTTTCATGCTCTGCTCGTGAGCCTGTAATGACTGTAATTGCTCGGCAGTGAGCTGCGGAGGATTGTTCAGTGGATTGTTCCTTGGAATAACTGGTTGCTGAATGCTTCTCATTTCTTGTTGCACAGCTTGCATCACGATGGGAGGCACCTTATTCAATGCCTCTGCTACTTCATTCCTTGGAATAAATGTAGGCAAGGCCTTCTCCACTTGTTCTAGCCGTAGCTCCGTCTGACTCTCCCAAGCCGCCGAACGACTTATTCTGTTCCCTGCTTGTTTCTTTATTCGGTTAAAGACGGTCTGTCCACACAGCAATCCAACCGTAGTTGTTACGACTGCTGCAATAATGCTCTCCATTTAATCAATCCAATTGTTTCTTAGTGTATACACATTACTCTCCAGGTTCAAGGACAATTGCATCCATGTCTAATTCCATTCCAACATTTTCCTGAACCGTCTCGAGATAATCTTCAGCATCTTCCCACGTTGGAGCATATCCATTGGTCTCTTCAAATTCCTCAACAGCAGTCTCAGACATGACAGCTATCCCTTCATTCAAATTAAAACTGATACCTGCTTCTTGACTACTGGCAATAAAGGTTTGCTTCTGTCTGAACTTCCCCTCCCAACAAGCAAGTAATGCCTCTATCAATTCGTCCTTGGAATAGTCCTGAACCTCCAGAGCTATGCGATGAAGCATGAATTGCTGCTCCTGTGTCAGCGGTGGAACTTGATTCATTTTTACCTCCGGTTAAAAACCAATGATCGAATACTTCACAGTGGCGTGGCTCGGTCCATACCTCAATCCTGGCAGCTCTTGCAGCAGAGAAGAAAGCTTGTGCTTTAAACCAAGACTTCCATTCCTCAGATCCTTTACGAGAATTACAACAAAAGCAAGCAGGTATAAGGTTAGACCTCATGCTACTACCACCGTAGGTTCTTGGCCTGATGTGATCCAAGGTTAGATCCAAGGGATCTCCTTCTTCACTATGGCTTTTGCCGCAATAAGCGCAACAACCCCATTCGTCTTTTATGGATTGACGAAAACGTCTACGTGCATCACTTCCCGAAAGATCGACAAGCTCAAACACGTAGCTACCCCAGTGTTCTGGTGTCAAATAACGGATTCAGTTGTCTTCACGCTACAATTCCTACTAGGTAGGTTTTTGGTATTCCCTACACAAAACTCTCTACAATTAAAAGTGGCGCCCAAATAAAAATGAAAAATCTTCCAACTATCCTTGCTGCAGCAAGCTTGGCCTTGTCTGGGAGCCTTGTTGGTGTAACCATTGCAGGGTATTTCTACCTCAAATCACCATCAACTCAAGAAAAAATTAAACAGGCATTAATTGAACAAGTCGGACCTCTGGTCGAATCTCAAATCAAGGGCGCATTACCTGGCATCGGTGGCAGTTCTTCTGGTAGCACTAGCAGCTTTCTATCTATTCCTAGTTCCACTGGGGGAGTTGTGCCAGTTCGTAAGTAATATCAGTGGGCTATATACCACGGATAGGAGTCAGAGAGATATACGTTCCACCGGTTCCGACATGGGCGATTGATTTACCTTTAAGTATTCCGCAAGCACCTCCTGTTACTCTTCAGATCGGCTTCCCAACCGTAGAGATGCCTGGTTGCGTTGAAGCTAGAGAGACACAAGGCAATAACAAATTAATAGAAGACGATCCTCAGGGAACACTAACTCTATGCTCGGGACCAGGGATGCCCTATTTCAATCCCCCTGAATTCGATCCAAGCAAAGAATTAGTCGTTATTCCCATGGCTAACAATCCAAACATAGGAGCAGTAGGTGCCTTAGGAAGTAATACATCGGAGAATAAAAATGAATCGACTACAGAAGGAACAGGTCAAATCACTAATATTCCTGACCTCGATGTTAACGCTATTACACCTGTTAACATTGATCTTCCCTGCCCCAGACCAGGAAGCCCCCCTCCGGGAGCGTACGGCAAGTATGGTACGAAGATTGTAAAAGGTTATAAAAAGAACTCTGAAGGAGAATGTATCACGTTATATGAGGATCTTGCTTTACTCAACGTTATCAATAATTACACGCCTCCTCCTCAGACAATCCTGAATACTACTTCGATAGCTGTAGGCGCAACTCTAGGGGTGGCCCTAGTGGGCCAACCTCTCCAACAGTACTTAATGAAGATTGTGAAGCCTCTTGCGAAGAAAGTGACGAAGATTGTTCTAAAGAAGATTCTGAAGAAGCCTGAGAAGATCCGGTCTCTTCAAGAACGGAAGACTGAGCAGAGGAAGAATCGAAAGTAATAGGATCTATTGAATGACTGTGATTTAATAGCACCCCTGGAGGCGAAGTTAATAAAACGTCTTCACAGATCACCTTGTATTTACTGGTCGGATCCCATACGATACCCTCCTTCGCTAAATTTCCACAATGCTTAAGTCGTGATATTTCATAGTCCAACACCCTTAGATTTAATGTGGCCTTCCTTAGAGCTATCTCAGTACTAGCGGCCTCTTTGCAAAGAGACATCATCTGTTTATCTAATGGCCTACTCCATTGAGCAGTCACTCCCATGTTGAGGGAATAGTTGTCTTTCTGCAGGGTTTGCACTGTCTTGTACCACAGGATATCCCCTGGATTATCAGGAGCACCATCACCATCTATATCTCGAACATCGTATACAGGATCTTGATAAGTCTCAAAGAAAGGTTCTTTAATATTTGCTGAGCGACCTACGTATGGAGATATCGTTAACGTCTCTGATTGGCAAACGACACCATTAGTAAATCCTGACTGCATAAAATTTCCTGTCAATACTTGATATGCATTGACATTCGCTTGACCGGAAGAATTAGCTACCGGATTAGAGGTCGCAGATATTCCTCCCACATCGCTTGCCTTGACGACAGGACAAAAAGGAATTAACATTAAGACGCTAAGAACCCTTGGTATCACTGAGAAAATACGGAAACCGATTCTATTGTGGTGTCCGTTTCTATCGTCCTCGTTATGGTCGTGCGATTCTGAAGTCCGGGTCCTGAATAACTGGATTGAAATTGGAATGATCCCCCTGGGGTTGTCAATGTCCAATCGGGCTTGTTGTTTATATCTAAGCCTGTCCATTTAGTGGTTATCCCTGACGCAGAAGTTGTATTTGTATTGATTATGGCAGCTGGTTCTATAGATGCACCATTTAAATTAATACCTGTCCCTGTCACCGTGTATTGCCAACCGGTAGCAAAATCCTCTGACACTATCGCCTCAGATATCACAGATCGGGACGTTGTTGTTTGTGTGAGCTGTCCGGACGAGAAGTTTGGAACGACGGGAACCGCACCTGCAGGAGTGACAAATACAGCCGCCGCAATTACTGCATACTTCAATATCGATATGGCGCCAACAGTTTGGGCAGCCAGTTTCTCGGATGCATGAGTAGACATAGGACATCTACTTCACATTGAGAGTTGATGTAAATTGTCCAATAGCAGTAGTACCGGCTGCCCCAGCGGTCAATGAAGTTATTGTGCCACCAGCTAAACTCGAAACCCCACCAGCCAATGTACCTTTAGTACCTCCGGCAAATGTAGTAGTCGAACCAAACGCCGGAATGGACTGTACCTGACCGGTTGTGGTCGACACGGTTGAACCAGCGTTTATTGCAGGTATGGCGTCTCCTTGGTTATAACTTTCCGCAAAACTGAACTGATTTCCGGTAGTATTAATATCGTAAGTTCCATTCAGCATTGTTGGTGCTGCAGTAGCAGAACCAGCCGTTAAGCCTCCAAACACATCACTGTTGCCAGTTCCAACTTTAATATTTGTTCCAGAGACACTGTACGTCGAAGGAAGTCGTGTAGAAACTGAACTAGCTCCATCAACAGTAAGCTGAACACTAGCACTCAAGGAGTGAGTAATGTCTGCCATTGCCGGCGCCGCAATCGAAGTGAGCAACAGCGCTGATATAGCTATGCGCTTCATAGAAAGGATTCAAAACATCTCTCTTTATAGTAGGTAATTATTTCTTAGTACAGATTTTCTTTTCTTGCCAACTCTGCATCCTGAATTGCTGTCTAATTATTTCTTGACAATGCTCACAATTACACCCCCTGTACATTAAAGGCTCGGCAGTGGCTTGAGTCATTATTGATCAGGAAGTAAGTAAAGCATTTCACTTATTTTCTTTGCTGCTACATCAGCAATCTTATCAACCGGACCATCGGAATATGTGATGATGACAGAGCCCCATGCATCTGTCTGGCCTGTTATAGGACAGGCTCTTGATAAGAATTTTCTATTAGGTAATTCCGTACATTGAGCCAAAACAAAATGCCCTATAACTTCCTCATCTCCCGGCATCCAATAACCTGTTGGAATAGGATCAACGGATGTTCTAGGAAAACTAGCTATAGGAACAATGTTTCTAGCATCAGGCCAGTCATACAACCAGACAGATTTTATATCTCTGTTCTTATTAAGGATGCCACTTAGAAGAGCTTCTACTTTTAGTTTCTTACTTGGATCTTCCTCGAACAAAACAGTGATTGCTTCCTCGGCTCCATCATCAATAACTTTTGACTCTGTATAAGCTTTAAAACCAATTAGACCTATGGCTGAAATAGCAGATAAGCCAACGATCTTCATTAAAAACTTACTCCAATTTTGTTCTGGAGAAATGATGTTTTTAACTGTTTCTATTGCAGCTTTCATAAGTAGGCCTTAGATATATTAGTTGCAAAACCTACGAGAGTAACACCCGCTGCGAGCACTGCTGCAGCCCCAATCACCCACTTCTCTACGACTTTAAGACGTTCACGTAATTCGTCTTGCTTCTCCTCTAACCTTTCGATTTTAAGAGCTTGCACAGTTAAACGAGTTTCTTGTGCAGCGTCTGAGGCATTTACATGTGAAGGATTTTCGCAAGTCATGATTTCTTAGAAGAGTCAATTACATCTGCTCCTAATATCTTTATAGGAGTTTCTACGCGGATTGTCTGAAATCCACCCCCTGTATTCATTAACGCCAACATTTCTTTTTTACTTAGAGGCTTGTCGTCTCCGCTAGCGTCATAAGTTCCATCACCTTTCTTCTTGGCACTCTTATCCAGGCCAAAGCTAGCAAGCGACGAAGCCAGGAGACTAGCCGGAAAAGTTATATCCTGTTTTTCCCCTGACGTCAACCCAGGAATTTCTGGCAAATAATTTAAGGTCACTAATGCCCCGGACCAGGCAACCACGACCAATCTGACTAAAACTGAGATGTATTCAAACTGTTCCTCCTTGTCATCCAGCTTCTCTTTTAGCGTCTGAAAGACACCCTTCTTCTTCGGCTCTTCCTCTTGTGGAATTTTCTTATCTGCCGTAGTAGCCATTTCATTTGATTAATCTACATTAATAGTAGACGTTTTAAGTTGGATAGTAGGCCGGTACTAATGTGCCTCTATCATCATCATCGTCATCGTCTTCGTTGTCACGTCTTAAGTCGTAGCCTAATGCATATGTCACAATAGCGACAGCAATAAGAGGTATGAAAGGAAATAAGAAAGCTAATTGAATCGTTGACGGATCAGCTAGTTCATTCATGAGCATGAGATAATTTTTTGTAGGCTTTTGTAGCCTTTTTGATGATCTTACGAGCCTCGTCTCTCGAAGTACATTTCTCTGCTTTTCTCGCGAGACGTATTAATTTATGATGTTGTTTGTTAGTCGTAATCGTAGAGTTCTGATAATCCATAAGTTGCTGCTAGTAATCCGAGTAAACTTCCTGCTGTGTGGCCTGGTCCCCATCTCATAGCCCTTCTACCTCTCTGCTTTGCTACTTCCTGTACTCCTTTAGATGTGAGCATCTCTGGGCTCTGAGATTGAACAGTAGTCTGAGTAGCAGGAGCAGGTTCTGGCTGAATGGGATCGCCACGATGATACCATGATTCCTGATGAACAGGCGTACCTGTCAGGTTGGACTGCACATAATTAACTGGACGATCTCTTAAATCCATCTTGGGATTCTGCCAATCTTGCCTATTCATGGGTGCATTCAAGGCATAAAGCCTATCCTCCATGATCTGCTGCTCAGATAGCATTCTTCTGTGTTGGGTCTGTTCTCCTGGATCCCACGTTTTGCCATAAGCTAAAGGATTTGTTTCCCCAGAAATATATTGTGCATATTTAGCAGCTGCGACATCTGATAATCCACCTTGTCTAGCTCTGACATAAGCTATTTGCCAATCGTCCTCTGCTAGTTTCGAAACTCGAGGAAAATATTGGCCAGGTTCAACAGGTCCAATCTCGGAGCTACTAGTTCTGATAGGTACAGGACTCACTAAATCATTTCCAACTCTTGCGTCCCAATTAGCTCCGTCGCCACGTAACAGAATAGAAGGATCATAGTTAACAGTACCTTCAGCCCCTAGACTCGCTCTGGCAGCGGCTATAGCACGTTTATCTTTTTCTCTCCCCGTGCCATATGTAATGTACTCAGGATCTAGTTTAAAAATTCCAGAAGGATACTTATCTTTTCGTTTTCCCATCAAGATTTTTTCTAGTTCCTCATCGGTCACCTTGATAGGATTACCCTCAACATCTACATCCCCAGGAGCTATATCATATTGTGGAAATCTTTCTATTAGCCCTTTCTTCTCCAAATCTGACAGCATCGTTTCATTCATATTGCCCCAATTGCCAGTAGCATCTACTCTCATTTCTCTAGCAAGTCGTCGATCTCTTCGATTCTCTGCCATCTCTCTTTTGAACTGATAATCACTCTTAGCAAAAGGACCACCTGCCCCTCCTGTCATGTCTTGTAAGAATTTAGCGGTCACACCAATATCACCAGCAACTTTTGAAACAAGCGCAGCAGCTCCCCTCTCGCCAGCTACGGCTCCCTTCCAGAGTCTGTCAGCCGTAGTTCCGTTACTAGTTGCTAAATCATCTAGGGCATCTAGAAACTGCTGTAGCATGAATTGTTCGTCTGATCTCATTGATTTACCAAGGAGTTGGTTCCAATTTGCCAGTCAAAGGATTCAATGTATGATTGATTTCTTGCTTCATTGCTATATCTTGACCCAATGTAGAAGGAGCTATGGAGACTTCATTTCTGAGCTCAGGATATAACTTCTCTAATTCTTTCAGTCTTTGATCGTAAGGCATGCCGTCATAGAAGCCAGGTCTCTTGTTGTAGTCTTCCTCCCATTGTCGATTCTCTTGATATTTCTGCTGCAGTTTTCCTCCTATGCTTCTCAACCAGTCCATAATATTGGCTTGGTCTCCCATTTCACCAATAACTCCTGCACTACCATCTCCATAGATAGGTTTAGGTGGATAGCTCTGCATGTATCCAATAATTTCTTGAGCAAGAGGATTTTCGTTAGCGAATTTCATGATGTGATTAGAAGTTCATTTGGTATTTTGTGTTGAACTCTGGAGGCTTGCGATGACCTAAGTTCATGTTGAAATTCAAATTATATTTATCTCCTTTATGTGTAATACCGACATTGCCGAGAGTAGAAGGATCCGTTGTCATTCCATCATGTTCTCCTCCTACATAATGATGAACCCCTGCGTGAACGTTCGTCCTACCATCATTTAATATACCAGGAGATGTAACTTGTAAATTTCCACCGGCATCTGGTCCTGACGCATCAACACCTACGTTGAAATTCCATTTATTGAAATTATTACTACCTTGCGTCTCTGCTTGATTTAATGTCGTCGAGTCGTTTGAGATCGTTGCTCCCAATGTATTTGATGCTTGGAGATCATTAGCAGCTTGATTGTTCTGCAGCGAATCAATAATCTCATAGACTTCTTCATTCGCACCAGCAAATTCCAGCGCTTTGTTCTGCAGTTGTCCTTCAACCCAAGCACCAAGCTTGTCTTTGTCTAAGCCGAGGCGTCTTTCTGACACTACCACACCAATAGGGTACTCAATTTATTCTAGCTCTTTAGTGTTTTAAAGGGTTTATTACTTCTATTCGAAAGGAATAAATAAATCACGACTATAGAAATATCCTCTTCTACCTTGGAGTCTATCAGGAGTAGTCCACTCTTCTTCGATAGGTAAATAACAGAACCAACCAGTAGCTATATATTTGGTCTCTGTAGGACTGACGATTCCACGATGAACGTGAGTCCAGTCAGAAGGCCATATCACGGTTAATCCTTTTTGCGCTTGCACTTGAAAATCTTGATGGTACCATTCTGTTCCACCTCCATCTTTTACGTCATTTAAATATGTCATCCATACTAAATGCCTAGATATAACGTTTGGATGCAAGGAAGCTCTCTCTGTATGCCATTTAGTGAAACCTTCTTTGGGTTTGTATTTTTGAATATTAAATTGTTCGAAAGCTGCATTACCCCATGGTTGTTGACATTTTTCACAATTAGGAAATTTTTCACAGTAATCATCCAAGACCTCGTTTAATGCTTTGTTAAACTTGGCAACCCTTGAGTCTTTTACAACATATGGCACTCCCAAGTCTGTTGATGTTTTACCATCTTCCTGCTTATCGCCCTCATCTCCATTAGCCGTATGGCCTGGTCTTTTGAGACATATAAAATCACCTCTACCTTCATAAGGAATTACATGTCTTCCCATGGGGAATTCTTCGAAATATTCAATCAACCCATCACATAGATCTAGGTCAATTTTCCTACCATAAATAAATTCTTTATGAGTAAATTGCATATTTATTCTGCAGTAGATCCACAATGTTCAAAGGCGTCTTTCATCCTTGCATTAAAGGAGACACTAATACGAGGTGTATCTCCTTGATAACGGCGCACCCCATGCTCCAAGTAAGAAGGAAATAGTAATAATGTTCCAGTCCTAATATTATCTATGGTATAAGATGGTACCCACCCATGCAAAGGAAGTCCCCAATGTCCTGAGACAGGAGTATTAATTGTAAATTTACCTGTTTCATTGTTTGAAGGATATTGATAATAATAAACACCTGAAAAATGACTAGGTAAATGATTGTGTGTATGAGCAAAATCATTATTATCTAATTTAGTAACCCATGAAGCAGTAATGTTCATATGTGTTACCAATCGCTCTTTACCTGCCTCATCTACAGGAGTACCTAATCCCTCTCCTATTCCTAGCATGTATTGAATAATTTCATTCTTCACAATAGAAGGAAACTTCTTTAATCTTGAAAATAAACGATTACCAAAAGTCGGATCACTCAATTTATGTGTTTTACCCCAACCATCGTTATATTCAAGAGTCTCTTTTTCTATGGCTTGTTTTAACTCTTGTTGTATCTCCTCGAAATACGGCTCTTCATCTAAATCTGCTCTAGCTATATAAGTCGGGAAATAAGTCCAAATCGTTCTACCCATTAAAAACCGCCCATACTCATTACAGTATGAACGGTTTCATGTCAAAAGCTAGTTAGAAGTTGTACTTAATACCTAGTTTTCCACCTGTTGCGAAGTCTTCTTTCTCTTCACCTGTAAGGAAGGAAACTTCACCATAAACATCAGTAGCTTCAGAAAGAGCAACACTTGCACCTGCTTTGCCAGATATGCGAGTTTCAGTATCTGCATCCTTAACAGCTACGAATGCTGGGCCACCTTGAACATAGTAAGAAAGCTTACCAGTATCATTAGTACCTGCATATCCTACGTGTACGTCTGTAGTTGCATTTGTATATTTCTTGTCTGCCCAATTTGCATTGGTTTCAGCATTAATATAAGGACCAGCAAAAGAAGCTGGGGCGCCGATAATTGCAAAAGCGGCAGCAGCGTAAATAGTTCTTAACACAGAATTAAAAATTTTTAATAACAGTTCTCATTTTATATACAATTTGTAGTATTTTTACTCAGTTTGTGCCACTATCTCAACCTTAAACTCTCGTTCCAAGATAGGTTTCAATTCTGAAGGAGGGGGAAAATGTCTAAACAAAGCTTGAGCCTCCCTCCTGACCTCCCTAGGAATACGTGGTTCTTCTTTAGGATTCATCAGTCTACGCAAGAAATCACGAGTTGCAATAATAGAATCTACCTTTTGAGAAGGAGAACTAAGTGGCTGTCTCAGCTTCATGAGAATCCTCCTTGTTAATGTCGCAGTTCTGAACAGGATCAAAATCAAGCCGTACAGGATTTGCTGTATTGCTCGCACGAATTTGTCCTTGAGTCTTTTCGTCATGCCATAACTCTACTTGGCGATCAACTTCTCTTTTCCCTAATTCTTTAATATATAAATCAGCTAGTCCTGTGTAAGTATTACGTAAAGGAATGGGTGCCTCATCTCGTTTGTACAATTCATACAAATATCCCATAAAATCGGATCTATTCTGATTATTCCTCACTCGTTGAAGAGGAGTCATGGTATCGTCCATGAATAAAATAAGTATCGCTTTTAGACAATAGCTAAAAAATCATGGAATGGGCAATTTCGACGAGGAACATAATTGATATTCATTACGTACCTTGCTCGAGCATTTGATGTCGTCGTGCCTGTATGTACGAGTTTGTTAGGGAAGAAAACTAATCTATTCTCAACACTTTCAACTTTGTCTCCTAGGCTGCCATCTTCATTTTTAAACCGTGTATAGCCATCACATGTATTGAGGTAGAAACAAGCATTCATCATATGATCAAATTCTCCTCTCTCACCTTCTCTGTCTTGGTGGTAAGCCTGTTCTATTACAGTATGAGAATTGAAAGTGATATTTATTTTGGCTCGTATAAGACATAAAGGATTCAATATATTAAAAAGTTGCAAACAAACATCTTTTAATAAGTCTCCACGAAAATGGAATTCAGCCACGCGAGGATCATTGAAAAGAATATGTTGCATCGGATCATCACATAAACTTATGGTTCCTTGGAAATTATACTTCTCATCACAACCCCGATCTCCCAGAGGGTCTACTGTCGGGTTTAATACTTTCCTATCTATATTCCATTGAGGTTCACGAGACATGAAAAACTCCTGAAATGGTTTAAACACTTCAGGAGTAACTAAATCATCTACGACACCATAGCCAGCTTTCTTATGTAGTTGAACTTCCGTTCCAGGCTTTGGAAGTGTCACGACATTTTTTCTATGGGTTTTCCGGGCCGTTAGATTCCCCTTTTGGATCTCTGTCAAGTTTCAACAGCGTGGTTAACTTTGCAATCGTAGCATCACCTATCACTCCTGCTGCCTTTAAATTAGTTAGCGCATCTTTATATTCTGTATTCTCCGCAACATTTGCCAACCAGATAGAAGCTAAAGGAGTCTCATCCCATAAACCCTGCATAGCATCAACAGTATCATCGCTGCCGATTTTAGCTTTCCAAGCTTTTCTCTCCGCACGTGTTAACGTTGATTTAAATATAGCTTGAGGAGCCTCTTGCTCCTGCTGGCTAAAAGGGGCTATATCTGGTGATATCGTTTTAGGATTACCAGCATGTTTAAACGTGTTATCACTTGGATTCCTGACATCCCCTTGAAGAGTTCCATCAGGAACATCTACAAATAAAGCTTGTCGGTCTGGATGATAACATTTTGTGATATCAAGAGTACAAACAGTCGTAACTATGTTGTCCTCTATGATTGCTTTTGTAGCCATAAGAAAAGAACTCCGATACTAATTATTCTACGGCGTATTGTAAGACAATAAGACCGAAGCCACCTATAGCTTGTCCTCGTGAACCGTAAGGCTCAGCGTCCCAGCCGGAAGCACCTGCTCCACCTGCACAACCAGGCATGCAGGTTCCAACGTATTGACCACCAGCGCCACCACCTCCTAAGACTCCTCCTCCACCAGCGTGACCACCTCTAGTAGTGGTGCTACTGTCATAAACGTTGTAACTACCACCGCCAGCTCCAGGGCCTCCATTACCAGATGCAGAACAGGCCTGTCCAGAGGATGCGCGAGTAGCACCACCGCCACCACCGCCGCCTCCGCCAAGAGTAATACCATTAGGATCCCAAATAGCTCCACCATGTCCAGACTGTGCTGCTTGGCCACCAGGTCTTAAGTTTTCATCATTTGCCCAACCAACGAGAGAATAACCTCTTCCACCAGCTCCAAATAATCCAGCTCCACCGTGACCACCTCTAGTTCTGTAATCTTGGTTCCATCTACCACCGATTCCCCATCCAGCTGTACCTGCTCCTCCAGTGCTATTCCAAGAACTAGGCCCATTACTACCTGGGTAACAAATAGATGCTCCTGAAGCACCATAGTAACTGGTGTGGCCAGAACCTCCCCTGAATCCATCTCTCCCATCTGTTCCTTCGTAAACACCTGAAATAGGCCTTGGAGCAGAACCACCTCCACCACCAGATCCACTGCTTGGGTTGACAGAGTGAGAATAGCCTCCTTGACCACCTCTCCTATTAATGTCCCCACCAACGCCTATACCGCCCTGACCGCGCCCACTATCAACACTTGTTTGGGGATTAGCGTTCTCCCCTGTAGCATTAGGATTTCCTGAAGGGTTACTAGTATTAGCTCCGTCATTACCTCCGGTAGCAGAACAATGACTGCCAAAAGAAGAATCTGATCCTCTACTATTTTTAGTACTCCAATGTGGTATACCTATCGTGATAGTCTCTGTAGTATTTAAAGACGCAACTGGAATTTTTTTATAAGCATATCCACCTCCACCTCCACCATAACCAGAGTTGTTACACCCTGAATTACCACCTGGACCCCAAACATGCACTATTAAAGGTACATCTGCCTTCATTGCTGAAGGCTTCGTCCAAGTAAAAGTAGTAGATCCCCACGTAGACCAATCACCACCACCTGTATATTCACAAGTAGAAGGTAGTGTCCCTGTATAAACCTCTATTTTATTTCGAGGTCCGGTAATTGTTCCGCCAGTACCACCACCACCGGAAGTTAGAAGAATGGAAGAAGTAATAGTCATAATTAGGCGGGATCTTTTCCGTGATTGTTGATCTTAGTTTTAGTAGCAGTACTGATAATTGACTTGGTTTCTAAATTATCGATATCTGCCTGAAACTCAGTATCAACAATTTTTGGATCACCATAATCAAAACACTCATAAAAATCTGCTATATCATCATCTGTCTTGATGATCTCTTTCAGAGCTTTCCTTTCGGTAGAAGTTAATAAACTCATGAAACCTCCCCGCGATATTCTTCTTTGATCAGGTTGAGCTGATCCAGTCGATACCGTAGGTGTCGAGTAGGTATTGTCGGAAGGATTTCTGACATCCCCTGCTTTTACTGTGCTAGGAACCTGCTCACATAATGCAAGCACGTCAGGGTGGACCAAATCTGTGGGCTTGTTAGTCCACACGTTTGTCACGTTATTCCCGTCAAATAGAGCCCAAGTAGCCATTCGTTACACCTCCTATTGTGTGACTTTGTATTGAATAAATATTAGACCATCTCCGCCACGCTGAGACCCCCATAGTTGATCTCCAGTAGCGCTAGAGTTCTGCTGATTACCTCCGACGCGACCGTCGTAACCAGTACTGCCTGCACCACCTGCATTTCCTCCTGATCCACCAGTACAGTATTGGCCGGCGCCACCACCGCCGCCTAAGACTCCGCCGTTACCGCCAAACCACTGAGCATTCTGATTGCTACTGTCGTAGGCAATACAAGAACCACCACCTGCTCCTGGTCCGCCATTTCCAGCATTAGTACCTGTTCTTTCAGAAGACTGATGAGTAGCGGTACCACCACCACCACCGCCTCCTCCGAGGAAGATATGATTAGCACCCCAGATAGCTGTACCCTTACCATCTTCTGGAGGTGAAGCCCACATCCAAGCGTTACTGTAAGTAGATGCAGATCCTCCGCGACCACCTGCACCGTTCAATCCTGCACCACCTGGTCCTGCCATCCCTCTATAAGTAGTAGCACTCCATCTACTAGACATCCCCATTCCAGCAGTACCGGCGCCGCCGCTTCCTGTAAAACTTGTATAAGATCTTGTACCAGGGAAGTTTATGGATGCACCAGAGGCTCCAGTGTAACTATCCCAATGACCTCCTTTATGTCCGTCGCAATGTCCTTGTGGATGAGGAGCTGATCCACCTCCACCTCCTCCTCCTGAACCTGGGTTTTGTCCTCCAAGGCCACCTTGACCTCCTCTTCTATTGATATCTCCACCAACCCCTATACCACCTTGGCCGTATCCACTTTGAATGTTTGTTTGAGGGTTAGAGTTCTCTCCAGTAGCATTTGGATTGCTTGGAGGATTATTTGCATTTTCTCCATCGTTCCCTGCATTAGCTGAGCAATGAGAACCGAAAGAGGTTATTCCGCCTCTGGAGTTGTGAGTATGATGACCTCCTTCTCCAATTGTGACGGTAACGGTATCACCCGCAGAGAAAGAAGAGATTTCTTTGATAGATAAACCACCACCTCCTCCTCCGTAGGAATTACCGGAAGAGTCATCCGTTCCAGCATTACCACCGGCACCCCAGCAATAAACTTTTACAGGAACAGAATTGTCAAAATCAGTAGGGACAGTCCACGTGTATGAACCATAAGAATTCCACATTGCTGTAGTATTTCTTGGTCCATCAGTAAAACCACCACTGCTTCCGCCAACTAAACTCGATAAAGTTGCCATGTTAAGTTACCCTCCAGCCTTGAGCAGTATTGTAATAAGTTAATCGAAAACCAATATTTTTTGTATCAACTACTAAGTCTTCTGCTAGACCCATAATCTTGAGTCCATTTCTTCCAAGAGTTACATTGTTATCCTTCAGATGACCTGTAGCATCTGCGAAATCAATGTAATCATCTTCTACTGCAGCTGCAGGGAGAGTGATCGTAAAAGCTCCTCCAGAAGCGTCTAGGAGCAGCGCATCGCCGGTGACAGCAGTGTAAGCAGCGGACTTGACTGTCCAATCAGCATCAGATCCTGCTATGCCATCAAATGAGAGTTTTCTACCCATGTTGGTACCTCGTATGGTGAATACTACTCATCAAGTCTCAATGCCGTAAGCGGAGAAGGAGATATTCCCTGCACCACTGCCGACCATGATTCGACCAGTATTCTCCAAGGTAACACCAGTGCGTTCCATTGCTGAGTTACCAGACAACGAATAATCGAACTCCAACCAATGCTTAGCATCAATAGCACCTGAAGTAGCTGTCGTACCAGAATCTATGATTGCTATACGAACAGTATCCGGCGTTGCTGCAGTATTACAAGCTGAAATAATAACAGTCGTTGTTGCAGAGGCACTAAATAATTTGTAGGTATTAGTCAGATCCGGTGCGCCACCAGCCGGCTTAAGACTACCTTTGATTCCCGAGGCCATACGATCTCTATAAAAACAGGTGGGCAGTTGAACTGCCTCGTCACTTTAGTATAGAGCCTATCGAATATCGATAGTTAAGGTCCTATGCCAAAGTCACCATTACGTTCTACTCTTTTACGTAAATTGCTCATAGAGGTACTAGCTCGTTTCATCGCACGAGTATTAGCTTTATCTACTTTCCTATCTTTTGCTTCTAATTTTTTTAACGCTGCTCTTTGAGCCTTCTTAAATAAAGGCATTAGTTCATTGTTCCGTAGAAGAATGATTGAGCCATCATGATAGAACTAGTTGTAAATTGTCCTGAAATAATCGTCTGCCAGTTTGCAACTTCTGTACCGTCTGTAATATTAGTTCCATTAGATAAGTGATCGTTGACATTCATATATAAATTCAAGTTCGGAGCACTACCTGTGGTAACCAAATCATTCTTGAAGTAATCAGTTGCATCGGCATATCCACCACGGTAGAACTGACCACTTGACATCCTTTCCCAATAGTTATCACCAGTGAAGTTCGTTAAGAAACTACCTCCTGCTGTGTGATTGGTTTGACATCTGTAAGTCTGTCCTAGATGAATAACAACATCATCTTTCTTATAAGCAGTTGTAGTTGTCCAACTACCTCTTTGATTTAAAGCTTGTAAGTATAAATCCCAATGAGTCGCAGAAGGAGGCTCGTTGCCAGTATTTCTAACCTTACAACGCCAAACGTTACCACCAAGAGTAACTAAGTCGTTGAAGTCATACTCGGTAGCTACGTTATAGGCTCCTCTTTCTTTGAATCCTTCAACAAATATTTTCCAATAAGACGCATTTGGTGGAGCATTACCAGTTGTATCCGCTGTGCAAATATAACGGCAACCGCTAACAGTAACAATATCATTGACCTCGTATGCTGTAGCAGCGTTGTAGTCATTCTGAATATTGAAACCAGCAGCGAATACTGTCCAATAAGAAGCATTAGGAGGTTCTTGATTGGTGTTATTTGCAGTAGCTATATAATTAATACCATTTAACTGAGCAATATCATTTACTTTGTATGCAGTTGCAGCGTCCCAATCACCTTTATATTTAAAACCTTCTAAGAATAGAACCCAGTAAGTAGCGTTAGGAGGTGTATTGCCAACGGTTTGTTGTAACGCACGATAAATGAGACCACTAACTCTAACTAAATCGTTCTTTTGGTAAGTTGTTCCATTGTTGTAATCACCAAGGTCTGAAAGACCGTCGACCATGTTTGACCAATAGGTTGCATTGCTAGGTAAATTACCTGCGCTGGCAGTCCTATTGATATAGACGTAAGAGTTGCCACCGAAGGAAACTACGTCATTTATCTCGTAATTGGTTGCTGCGTTGTAGACTCCCCTATATAAAAAACGGAGTTTACCAAGATCAATAATGGTGCTCATACGATTTCAACTTGTAAATGTCCTGGATAAACGCCAGCTGTAGTTGGCCAACTAAAATTCAGAAGCTTGTTTGACCAAACAACTTGGGCATAGTCGTCATTACTTATTATATTATCGTCTGGGAGCTTAACGAAGTCTGAATCGCCATCTAAGCGAACAACATTAAATGCTCCTGTTGCATAGTCAATTTGAAAACCATAGGCTATCTTGCCCGTTGGTTCTGGGAATTCAATAATTCCCGGTGTCTCAACCTCTTTTAAAAGGGAGATGGCATCAAGGCTCATTAGTTAACATCCTCATAAATAGATAGCCAGCAGCTAAAACTAGTAGTTGCTCCATCATCTACCGTTGGAGCATTCGCAAATACAGTGTCATAATTGGAAGCTTCACCAACTAGGACTATTTTTTGACCGCTATCAATCAATTGAACAGTCTCACCTGCAGGTACTCTTTTAGATTTTGCTAAATAATGCTTGGTTGTTCCACCTGCTTTAAGAATCCATACATCACAAGGAAGATCGAATTCCGTGTTGTTGGAAATAGAAGCTCCTACTACTACGCTTGCCTTATTGGCAGGTGTAGCGTATACAGTCACCTCATCACTACTGGGATAATTGGCGTGTCCGAAAGGTAGATTAAATTTTTTAAAACTAGCCATTAACCGTAGGCAAGGATGTCGTTAACAGAGCCACCTCCTCCACCACCACCGCCACTGCTGACGATGACCCAAGAATTGAGAGATCCTGCTATATACATACTAAAGGCTCCCGAGCTTGAGTTATACCACCAATCACCTTCTATCATTCCACTTGTAGGAGCAGTGGCTGCATTGAAAGTTTTATTGCCTGTTGGATTCCAAGCGGAACCTGTATAAACTTTTAATGTATTAACTGTCGTGTCATACCACAGTAATCCTGTATTCGGAGCACTTGGCGCTGTACCAGCAACTACAATCGTTGATACTGTTTCACTAGGCTCTGTCCATGCTGAACCAGTCCATACTTTTAAGATGTTGCCTGTCGGCTCCATCCAAAGATCACCAGTCTTAGGACTGCTAGGAGCAGAAGCTGCAACAGTGACAGCTCCAATACTACCTAAACGATCTCCAGCCGCTAACTGTTGAGGAAGACCGTCAACATAAACAATAGGTTTGCGATCTGCCATCAGCTCAATTGTATAGGTGTGCTAATTTTGATATCTATTTTATCGTCACTAATTCCTTCTCCTACTAAGACACTAAACTCTCCTGCTGTAGAAGGTGCTGTTGTTGTTACCCCTCCTGCTGTATCACTCAGGAAATACTGCGTAGTTGCAGCATAACTGCCTGTGTTCTCTAAGGAACCTCTCGTTACAACGGCAACTTCATTGTCTTGAAGTGCATCTTCTTTGGCGAATCCAAGGACAGTTGCTTTCTCTCGTGTGTCATCGTTTTCTGCTTTGTACACCTTGCCATCACTTTGGATATACAAAGCATCTCCTTTGGAAACATCTTCTCCAACAGTGAGACTCAGAGCAATAGAAGCACCACTACCTCCTCCTCCAAGAGCACCTTGCAATGCTACTAACGCGGAAATAATTCCACCAGTATTATTTGGATAACCAGTCGTCAATGTTCCCCCCGCTGCAACGATACAGGCTTGTATAGCGGCAATGATGCCACTAGTGTTTTCAGGATAAGCTGCCATGATTTAATTTTACTTGATAATGACAGGGGCATCGGCAGAACTACCATCGACTGATTCAATCATTGGATAATCGACTCCCCCCTGAGTAACTGTTGATTCAAAAGCTTGAGTTGCACTATTGAAAATTCTCATCTGCTGAGAACCTCTCTTCAGCCACCAATCGTTTTGTCTGCACCAAACAGCTAATGGTTCAGTAGGATCATTCCATAGCATAGGCAAAGAGGAAGGTCGTATGGACTCTCTTACATCTCCTCCAGGAAATAAATTAATTCCTACCACTTCAGCTAACGATAAAATATATCGATCATAGTTAATACGATGTCTTGCGTTGTAATCCCTGTAAACCTCGTTATCAAAATCACGTTCCATCTGCACGCCAAAAGATCTTAAATCATCATCATTGACTGGGTAATCATTTGGTTCGTACCATGGGATACCACACTCCCACCTCAAGGCATGCATATGTTTACATTCCCTACGTTCGTCAATTCTTTGAGGTAAACTTCTCCACTGTCTGTAGTAGCCTGCACCTTCTTTCTCCCATTTAGAGAAAACAGTACGACTAGCGTTAGGTAGAGGGAAAGCATCCATACCTGCATTTTCATTAGGAAATTCTAGGTTCGCTAATGCACCACCTAAGTGATCAGGGCAGCAACAAAATAACTTATGGGCAGAGCATAAATGACGGCTACCAGTAGTATTCCATACGTTGGGATCATTAGGATCATAAGCTAACTTCTTCCAATAGATTGTATTATTTACCCTAACCCTTCCATATGCTTTTGATAAGTCGAATGTCAAAGTCATTCCACCAACGCTTACAGACTTCAGTGTTAATGCAACACTTCCTACAGGTTCTTTGACTACGTCGTCTGGGTAGTTTGGTCCGCTTGCTGTGTCTTCAAATTGATCACCTATAAAGACATTGAAAATCCCAACCTGAGCTGCTGTTAATACTCCACTAACGTCATATACCAATTCGTGATTAGCAGGATCAGGGTCTGAAGTAAAGGTTGTGATAGCAGAAGAACTTAGGGGTTGAGGGAGGATGATACTTCCACGAGTTCTGCAACCCACATACCATGTTCTTTCTGGACTGGATTTACTGGGAAACATCACAACAATATCTTTAGATACACCACTCACAGCTCCTGTCTTAAATCGGGTATTGCTATATAAATAAACATCGTCCCATGAACGACCTAAGCCGTAGTAATAGGCTTGTCCTAATTGCCAACGTTTATAGTCTGTTGTTCTATTGTAATTTTCTAGGACAGTTGGAAATAGGATTGTTCCATATTCACCTGCGCCTGATGTCTTGTTAGGATATAAACCTTTTGCTCTTGTAGTAAGACCACGACTAATTGGTTTCAGACCAAAGCCACCACCTAAAGAAGTAGCTCCTAATCCTTTACCCATTAGAAGTAATTTTTGTCATAGAAGAAACTACTTTGCTTGTCAGATCCTCTCTTCATTCCAGCTCTTGCATAAGGTCTATCGTCCTTTGCTTTAGGTCCTACGGTTACAGCACCACGATCATCTGATTTATCGCTCCAACTTGGTCCACCTGATTTGATACTGGTAGGTTTGATACTTGCTTGATTACCTCCTATAGCAATACCACTCTTTAATCGAGATGTTTCTCTATCTTGATTTCCTCTGATGTATTCATTGACCCTGTTCATCATCTCTTTATGATCTACCCCAGCCAAATCAGCCTTGTCCATCATCGTTTGACTCATGAGCCACTTCTGCTCTTTGACTTTATTGTCGTAAGACTGAGTAGGGTTCTCTTTTGAATAAGCTCCAGAGGGATCATCTAGGGGGTCTGAATTATCTCCAGGTCCCATCCAATTTCCATGATCACTTTTATCGTCAGTAATATCTCCAATACCAGGATTGCCACCTGGATCACCACCTGGATCACCACCTGGGTCTCCACCTGGATCTATGTCTTCGCATTTTCCATTCACTAATCTTTGGCCACTGCCACATGTAGTCGTATTGTCCGCAACACACTTTCCATTAACAAGTGTCTCATTCGCTCCACATTCAATGATTGGATCAGGATCTTTACATCCTCCTGCACCATCAGGTACCTGAGGCGCTGTACATACTTGTGCTGTAGCTCCACAGCTTCCCGTGCTACTGTTGTAGTTCATAGCTACACCAGTTTTTTGGTAGCAATCGTATTCAGGGGAGAGTTTGATATTTTTCAGCACATCAGCTCTAGTCTGAGTATCGCCAAGATCTCTTAACCACCAATCTTTTCCTCCGAAACCCTCGAATGGATGAGTTGAGTGAGTTGAGTGGTCTGCATCATCCCAGTCGGCACCAATACCACCAGTGCCGCCAGAAGGATCTAACCCTTCTAAAGGACGTCCAAGGATATCTTCGTATGTATCTCTCAACCATTTTTCGTCTGATAAATCTACACTCTCCGCTACCTTGCTAATATCCCAACCATCATTCTTCATGTGGTCGAACCAATACTCCTTACCCTTAGCGTCTGGATCTCTCTTTAAAACATCTTGATATAGATCATCTAAATTTTCTTTTTGAACTGTTTCATACTCAGGAGAATTACGAATACTTTGTTCAACCTTACTAATATCCCAACCGTTATCCTTTATTTGTTTTACCCAGAAATCTAATCCTCCTTGGTCTGCACCTCTCTCTAAGAGTGAATCATACAATCCCTTAACTGCTGTTACATCGGCATCTTCAGATGACCCTGCAACCGATGAGTTTTGAGGTGAGCTTTGAGGTGCTGGAGCAGGAGAAGATGATGAGCTACTGCTACTACTACTATTGTTATTGCTAGGCGTAATTGTAAGAGGAGCTGGAGCAGGAGAAGATGATGAGCTACTGCTACTACTACTATTGTTATTGCTAGGCGTAATTGTAACCGAAGGTGTGCTCGTAGCCTTGGCTGTCGATGCTGCTTTCTTCGCTACTACTGCTGCCTTGGCTGCTTTGAATGAACTTGTATCTTTAACTCCCTTCGCAATACCTGCTGCTTTTCTATCCTTAGCTTCTTTTGATGCTGCAAAACTTTCTTTTATCTTTGATGGACTAACACCAGAATTTAATGCCTTTGTCCAATACTCTTTACCACCAGCATCTGGCGCTCGACCAAATTCAGATTGGTAAAGATTATCTAAAAAAGAAGAAGCGTTAACAGCAGAAGGCATGACTTAGAAGAACCCACCTTGGGCAAAGACGTGGACACGTGTAGTAGAAGCAGGGGCGGTCAGAGCTTCAGAAACTCCTACATATAACAATGCACCGGATGGAACATATAAACCTGTATTTTTCTTATCAGTTTCACTTGGGTAGGCTGCCATAGTCGCTGCAGGACTAGCTAAGTTTGGAACTGGTACCGTTAAAGCAGGCAAGGCTATATTCACTCTTTCTCCAGCCGAAGTAGTTCCTATAGCTCCACTAGCGACGACAACCGTATTGGCTACAGTAATATTCGCAGGTGTTGTTGCTGTGCTTAGAAAAGCAAGAACAACTTTTGCAGAAGTAGCTGCTTCTGTGGAAACGATTGAAAGACTGTCTATCACAGCTCCATCGTTTGCGGAGCAATCAACTAGCAAAACACACCCCGCACTTGCAGGAGTGTTGTAATTAGCAGCTGTTGTTAAAGCCGCTGTGCCGCCAATACTGGCAAAAGAATGCAATGGTCTATCGACCAAAAGCGGCATCTTATTAGAACTTGTGCTGGCCATTTAATACCTCGTCTATATAGATTTTATAGGTTTTTGGAAGACACCTACAATCCCGGACCTGCAGGAGCCCACCCTAGGTGACTCCCAGGTTTCCCTGCAGGGATATTTCTTTGAGGGCCACTATTCATTAATCCTAATGCAGTGCTCATTCCTCGAGACTCTGTACTTCTAGGACTACTAGGCTTTCCAGAATGTAAAGTTACAGGTGCTTTATCAAAGGAAGGATTTCTTTTCCATCTTGGCTTTGCCTCATGGGAAGGACAATCGCATTTCTTGCCTTGTTTTCCTTTCTTGCACCCGCAAGGTTTCTTCTTCATATCAAATTCCTCACAACACTAGATGCTACGTTGCTCCGACTCCGCGATCCAGGTCTGGTAGGATCGTTGCCTGCCTTAGTACTATTCATCCAATTCATTGCTAAGGTGTCTGCTTCTTCTTGAAGTTTTGCAGCAACACTATCTGAAGTTGGAATCTTCTTCGAGTTTGCCCAGTCATTAGCTGGATTGACGACATTACCATCGAAGCCATTTTGATTGGCAGGTTGAACTCCCTCTTCGAGAGGGCTCACAACTGCACTAGAAGGTTGCATAGATTTGTTCCCTGCGCCTGTTCCTTTGTCTGGAGCAAATTTATTAGAGATAAAAGGTTGTATCTTGGCGTTAGCTGTATCTCTGTTAACCGTTGGATTAGTTAGATTGCCAACTGTCCCAGGATTTGGAGCGAATCCAACTGCCAGAGGGTTATCAGTTGCTAAATCACCTTTTAAAGTGTTCTCCTTAGTCGCATCACTCAAGTTATTAGCAACAGGGAATGATGCGTTAACTAGTGACTGATTGTGTCCCCATTCGCCTAGAGACTGCTGCTCTGGTGATTGATTGTTTGGGTTGCCATACTGCTGCAATAACGCCCTCATATCTGATTCCTTTCCAGAGTTAGTAGTAATATTTGTACCATTAACTGTTGGGCCTGTATCTCCTGCTGGATTTGGAGGAGCAATCTTTTCTCCTCTAATCCATGCATTCTTTTTGTCTGTATAATTCTTTGACCATTCAGCAGTCTTAGAAGGAGTAGAAGATCCAAGAGCTGGAGGTAGAGTCTCTCCTGTTAAAGGATCATAATTACCCGATAAATATGGTGCGTAAGCTGCCTTCTGGGAAGGAGTCATCTTGTTGAATCTGTCCTGAGTTAAAGGAACTAAGTCAACCTTGCTCTTACTCCAAGTAGCGTTGGTGGACATTCCGTTCTTAGAACTCCTGTTTTTGTTGCCTTGACCTGCCACGAGTGATTACCTCCAGTTTTGTGATCCAACAGCTTGAGCTATCCTTGTGCCAACAGCAGTATCTGCTGGACCCTTGATAGCCATGATAAACTCTGATCCTGCTCGATCAAAAGCGTATCGTCTAACTTCATCTCTACGATAGTTGGCTACGTAAAGAGTCTCCGCTAATCTGTCTACTTCTCTCAAATAGATCTCTCTGTAATCCTTGTCCGCCTTGATAGGATCAGATTGGTAAATAGCACGATCTGTATCTCCAGTAATACGTTCAATACGACTTGGTTGAGGCTGACTTTCAACCCTGAAGACTTGAGACAATTTGTAAGTCTTATCGCACCTGTCTAAATGCTCTATAACTCTCGAATAGAAATAACTATCCGGAACCCGAGCCATTGCTTCCTCTAGGCGAGCAATATCTCCTGCAGGGAGGTTGGCTCCCGTGTTATAGCCAAGGTGAAACCTAGTTCGGCTTTTATCGTAGTCGTTAAGCTCCAATGGCTGCCTAGTTTATCTCTTCCTTATTGTAGGTAAATCAAATCGTTCTTAAAAACTTCATCCCAATCCACTCGACTAATCTTCCTTAATTGTTCTAAGTTCTTGAATTTTTCGCCTGGTAGAGACAGGCGTAACTCGACAATCTTCTTAGCTGTCGCATAACCAACACCTTTGACAGTCTTCGCTATTCCTTCTGCTGTTGCCAAGTTTAGGTTTAATCTATTGTCTGCAGGGATGATTGTTTCAGGAAGTTTATCTTCATCTTCCTCTTTCAAAGACATAGGTTCAATTTTAGTTCCTGTCTTTCCTTTCCCAGGTTCGTAGGATTCAAGATCAGCTAATGCAACGTATTGAACGACACCTCCCGCGTTCTTAACCATTGCCCACTCCTTGTCGTGTCGACCAATGAATTCAACGATCTGACCGTTCTTTTGATTTTGGTATAGCGTCATAACAATAAAAAAGGACACCTTTTGCAAGATGCCCTCATCATAGGGACAAACAGAAGTTTTAGCTTCTATTTATGTCTCAGTTATAAAAGGAATGAATGTTGAATTCACATCAGCCACGTCATCTTCAACGAAGTAAGCTACTTCAACGATGATTGGTGTACCACCAGTAGCAGTAGAAGATAGGTTACTACCTGTACCGTTACCAGCCGCATTACGTACATAGACCTTAAGAGTCTCTGCACCAGCTAATGTCTTAGCTTCTACTTCTCCTTTCTTTGCAGAAGTAGGAGCAATAGTTGTAAGAGCAACTGCAATTGTTGGAGTAGAAACTACTGTGGTGCTGATTGTACCAGCGGCAGAAGCTGCTGCATCCTTAACTGCAATTGTGTCGGTGTTAGTACCAACAAGTCCAGAAGTTGCATTACCAACTCCTTTGTCCTTCCTCATGTCAGGAACACGTACACCAACGTGGTATACATTTGCACCTGCAGGGATGGTTAATCCTGTGATGTTCGCACGGACTTTGTCGTCTGCACGCATATCAGGACTAGGGATAGTTACAGCGAACTCGGTGCCACCTGTGGAGTCAACGAGAGCATAACCAATCTTTTGGAAGTACTGTCTTCCAGGAAGAGCCACAACGGGCTGACCTTGATAACTACTGAGTGTTGTAACCCAGTTTCCAGGGAAAATCTTTTTAGCCATTGTTATTAGTTACCTCCTCAATATACGAATGAGTAAGCAACAGTTATGAAGTCCTTATTAAGGATTTCAAAACCAGCAAACAAGGACCAAATCATAATGATGAAGCGTGAAAAGTCATCATTATTGTTTAATAAAATTTGGGCATTGTTTCCACCAATACCAACACCAACTGCTTGAGGACCGAAGAACAACATTGGAGCAATATTGTAGTCTGCTGCGCCGGCACCGCCAGGAGCAACTGCAATACTTGCATTGATAGTTTTCTCAGGTAAGTTGGTTGATTCGAACCATCTTACGCCTTCAAACAAAAATCCGGTAGGCATAACCGGCTGACCGGCTACAAAACCAGCTTGTCCATAAGCTGGACCCATACCTTGGAAGAAGTTAGCGTTAGGAGCTTGCTCAGGAGACATAGGATTAACCATGCCGTTACCTGCATAACGAGCAATCTCTCTAAATGCGTCGTTCTGACGAAGATGCATCATTGCTGTTGGATCAGCAATACATCTGTAATATCCATCAGAGAATGTAGGGACGTTGCGCTTGCGCATGTCCTTAATTACCTGAAGTAAATCAGTCTTAACGTCGAATTTAGCTGCTACACCTGCACCGTATGTGTAGAAAGGTGCTGCTGCTGCTTTAGCTGTACCGCCTGGGAAGTAGTATCCACCCTGGCTGTCAGATGAGTTTCCATTGGCTTCTGCTTTAAATAGCTCATCCGCGAAAACTCTGTCACGCCAACGCCTGTAGTCATCCAAAAGTGTAAGGCTACCTATACTCTGATGAAAAACGTTGAGGTTACCAGTGTCTAATAAAAGACGCTGTGCTGTAAGCAATGTCTCACGAGCAACCTTGAAGGTTGAAGGAGAAGTTGCATCGGTAGGATCTGCAGGACCTGTATACTCTTTCAAGTTGACAAGTACTTTATCCTTAACGATATTTCTGCTAGAAGCTGTACCTAGTGTCTGATCTGCTGTACGCTCTCTGGAATCCTTATTACCAGGATTTCCCCAGAAGCGATACCTATCGAGCTGGACCGTTTGGCCCGGCTGTTTAGCGAAATCGTGTACCACTACAGGCTCTACAGCCATCTCGACGATATAGCCGGGATGGGGCCTATAGAGCTCAGCCCCTAACAGTTTTGGGAAATCATTATCAATCCACATTTGGGATCTCTAACTCCGAAAACATATAGAACAAAAACACGACATATGGCGTGCTATTTACTACTATAAGTAAATCGTATAGGGAGAAACATTGGACGTAGCAGACGTGCGTGGATTATTAGGCCTACTTCTTGGAGATGGGAGCTTGGTCCCATATCGTACTCCTGGAGGTGGTTATATACAATTAACGCTAACAGCGGGAGCATCTGAGTCTTGTTTTTTAGAAGAAAAGGTCTCAGAATTTCGTCAATTCATTCAAACCAAGGCCAAGATTGTACCCTATAAGACCACTCCAAGGTCGAACGGCAAGACAACTCCAATCTTAAGATTTCGGGTTTCAACCAATAAATTAAGACCTGTTTACAATCTTTTATATCCCTTAGGAGAGAGGCAAATAACAATAACCACTCTCGACTTGTTAGGAGCCCCAGCAGCGGCTTGGTTGTGGGCAGAAGGAGCTAGGCCTAAGAAAGATCAGACTAACGTGCTCACACGTGTTGGAAACACTAGTGAAGAAGCGCTCATAATCTCTAAATGGCTCAACATGTTGACCGGAGCCTGTTCGACCTTAGATTCTAATTTTGCTCGTCCTAGGTTGGTTTTTGACGTAGATCAATCCCACAAAATCAAGCAGGCTTTAAATCAATATTCCCCTAAGAGTAAACAGCACTTATTCCAAGGAGATTTACTGGATGTCAACTCAATTCGTAACGCACGCACTGAGTTGCAGTTTAGGGAGAGGAATGATCAGTCTAAAAGGAACGAAGAACCGTCCATGGTTGGAGATATCTCGATGTGAGACTGAAAGACCTTTACTGTCCTATCAAAGCAAGCTGCTAAGACAGCTACATCAGGGGCCTATCGACTATTACAAGGATCGAATATCGGGTCACGGTTTCTATGACAAGGAACGTTTTAGATTTCACGGCAATCAACTATATAAAGCATATGAATTGCTATATCCCAGAGATCAACGCTTTGTTTCTCTAGATGTATTAGAGGTTACAGGCAGAAAAGGATTAGCTCTCTTGTGGGCGGATCAAGGACGTATTAACGGTCGCAGAGGATCTCTAAGAGGTAAATATTCGTCTGAAGAATACAAGAATATTGCTAAATATATGAATACACTAGGTATAGAAGCTAGTCCTCATTCCAACCAACTTACAACTATTGAGATTTGCTTATCTAGATCAGGACTCACATTAATGTTAGATATAGTCGAAGATTTTTTACCTAAAGGTGTTTACAATGGATTGTCCCGTAGAAGAACTATGTCAGGGACATCCCTCCGCCAGGGGTCTTAGTTTTTATAGTTTCCTAAGTCCACTAAACGACTGAATGTGCGTATAGCTAGCGTGCATGGCACCTGGCATTTCTTTTTCACCTAAAATAGAGTCGAGTCTTATTTTCGAAGATAGTTGACCTCTGTCAGTGATTCAATAGATAAGCTGAAAGGTGCTTATGGAGGTAGTGATAAAACCTCTGGGTCTTTCCTGCGTCCTGAACATGTCAAATATAATTCTTTCCTAAAAGCAAGAGATTTAGGTAGCGTCGTCAACCTTAGTACGACAATTACTGGGAATGTAGGATCAGAAGTTGGAGCAAACACTTTATATTTCAAAGTCACCACACTAGGAGAATCTGACCTCCTTTTAACTAAACAAAGTATTCATAAACATAAAGACAAGTATATAACTGTAGGATTACTTGATTCTGAGCGTAATCCCATACAAAGGACAGTAAGCGGATTTGGATATGCCAATGAAATACTCAATACCATCCCAAAAGAAGCTCAATTACAGCTACCAAAGGGAACTTATTATTTTACGGTCAGTAATTCTCAATGGCAGCAGTTACCTTTTCAGATAGGTATTCAAGTTATAAGATATATCTTGATTGATGGTATAGCCGAAGGATCTCTGACCGCAACTGCAAGGGTTGCATTGGTCAAGATATTTGGTTTATCTGTAGTCACTGCAGAGCCATCCTTGACACTAACTCCGAAGAATCAGATAAAGGCTTTAGAAGGACAAACAGATGGACAGGCTTTACCAACGCTCGAGATAGCTATTTTAAGAGGTACTGCAACTCTCAGTAATATTAACTACGGCAGATTGAAGGCTACGTGGAGGATTGGTGGAACAGCCACCGGTTCGAGCAATAATACAGCTACACTAAATGTTACGACCCCTGGTGGTGGTTACGGTCCTTAAGGATTTAACTACTGTCAGAATACAGATGAAGAACTAAAGCAAGCATGGCATTTTCTCAATATCTTGCGACCAAGATTCTGAGTTGGGTAAAGAACTCTACTTTCCCTTCAGCATTGTCAAACGTGTATGTATCTTTACATACAGCTGACCCTGGAACTGCAGGGACCAATAACGATGTAACAGCCTCCGTGAGAGGTGTGGCGACTCGAGTCGGAATAGCAGCTACTGCTTTCAGCTCAGTAGGAGCAGCCAGTGGTGGAGGCTATCAAATAACAAATTCTATGGTCAGTCAGCAGACTACAAGTGCTGCTAATACAACTCCAGTAACCATTTCTCATTTCGGACTATGGGATACCAGTTCATCTGGCAACTTCTTAGCTTCTGGAACATTGACGACCAACGTAGAAATACAGCAAGGAGATACGGTGCAATTCAATAGTGGTGCAATGGCAGTTAAAGTTCTATAACTATCTGATACCTACAAATCCCCCATTGTTAGAGATATCTAAAGTCAAATATCCTTGATCAGGTTGATAATCAATCTTTCCTCTCCATCTGCTCTTCAACCAATTAAAGAGATGATGTATGTCTTCTTTTCCTGGGCATATATCTAATCCTTCTCCTTTGGAATGAGCTGAATCAGGTGTGCCTCCTATCTCCCTGTTGAAAGGTTCGGATCTGAAGCCGCCAACAACCCATAAGGGGCCATTCCATGCCTCTCTGACGGCATTAAACTCTTCGACAAGACGTATGAGTCGTTCAGCTTCTATGCTGTCCTTCTCGGGTATATTACGAGGGTCATATTGCACTACCTCTCCCACAGTTAGGTATCTACCTAAAGGGCAATTCAAGTCTGTCCAATCTATATCGGAATCAGTAGGGATATGAGAAGTTAATAGTTCGAAATCGGGCATATATGCAGCCCATCTACCTGGTGTTCCATATATCCATAACCAATTATGTAGATCTCTAGGGATTTCACGGGATTGACTAATTTGTATTATCTCATCTTCTTCGATTCTCTTTTTAGCTGGATCAGCCAACCAAATATAATCTAATGTTGCTTTCTTAAGGTAAGTATCACGCTTAGCCTTGAGATATACAGACTTCACGCTCTCTCTATCCCATTCATTTCCTTCAATACTGCGTCGATCAAGCAAAGCAGCAGACTCATGCCCTTGATAAGTAGCGTATAAGCTGAATATCTCACTCATCTCTTCATATCTCTCCGGATAATCTATAGATGCTTCTAATATTTCTTTAATAGGCCTGAATTCCTCCTTTTTGTAAATATCAAATCCTTTACTCCAACCAAAACTCAGTAATGCTGCCTGTCTTCTATGTCCTAGCCTCTCCCACCCCGGAAGATTAGTAATATATTGAGACGATTCTTTTTTGATTAAGTCTTTCGTGTACTGATAACAGATGGAAGCTTTACAAACGTCCCCCATTCGGACAATATCTCCTCCGGGATACGTAACAAGTCCAGTGCAGATTGTGGCAACCCCTTGAGGATCTTGATATGCCTCAGTCTCTACTCCTTCAAACTTTGTTATCAGCTTGACGGCTCGATCCAGGGTCTTCAGATGTATCGCCATAAATCATTGCGAAGCGTAATGTTGGTTTAGCCATAGGCTCTTTACCTTCTACCATTGCTATAGCAGTTTCTTCAGCTAATTGCTTGCCGAATCCTTTAGATATCAATAAATCATACGTTGCCAAAAAACTATCCAACTTAGATCTACCGTCTTGCACGGCAGAAGATTCTTCATCGAAGACATCAGATAACTTCTGGTACAGTTCATCGTTACCAGCTAATTGCATTTACTGATATCAAGTGGATATCTTAAATTTTATTACAACTTCCTGACTATGGTGTTATTTCAAGATAAGAAATCAAATTTTTCTGGGTGATATAAAGTTTCTAAAGCTAAATTCTTGTGTGCATCAAGAGCAGTACCTCCTTGTGGAAGCTTGGTTTGCTCTAGTACGCCTATTTGAAAGTTTCTAGCGAGCTGATCTGCAGCATTGTCTTGCGCTGTCATCTCTAATAAAGCCGCTTGAGCCTCAGTTTTTGCTTGTGTTTGTGCAGCGGAAGCAGCTGTAGTGAGATCTTGGGTATTACTCTGCAAGTCTTGAGAATTCTTGACTGATGCTTGAAAATGAGATGCTTGACCGGGGGCATGATCTAAGAATCTGGCCGGTAGAGCCTCTTGAGAAGGAGGACTTAATGTAACGTTTTGAGGTAACAATGTCATAGGTAGATGCCCCGCGCAAGCGGGGCGATAACTACTCGGTTAGCCGACTGCAGGTGCAGTTAAAGCTACGTCGCTAGAACCAGCCGAAGCTAAATCTAGAGGGAAGTTATGAGCATTACGCTCGTGCATAACTTCCATTCCGAGGTTGGCTCGATTGAGTACGTCTCCCCATGTTGGGACGACCTTACCATTTGAGTCTACAACCGATTGATTAAAATTAAATCCATTTAGGTTGAAGGCCATGGTGCATATACCCATTGAGGTGAGCCATATACAAATAACAGGCCAAGAAGCAAGAAAGAAGTGAAGACTACGAGAGTTGTTGAAACTTGCGTATTGGAAGATGAGACGACCGAAGTAGCCATGGGCTGCAACGATGTTGTATGTCTCTTCTTCTTGTCCAAACTTGTAACCATAGTTCTGTGAATCAAGTCCTGTAGTTTCACGAATAAGTGAAGATGTAACCAGTGAGCCATGCATAGCACTAAACAAGGCACCGCCAAACATACCCGCCACGCCTGCCATGTGGAATGGATGCATGAGGATATTATGTTCCGCCTGAAAGACAAACATAAAGTTGAACGTGCCTGAAATGCCGAGAGGCATACCGTCACTGAATGATCCTTGTCCGAAAGGATAGACGAGGAATACAGCAAAAGCTGCGGAGACTGGCGCTGAGTAAGCAACACAGATCCAAGGCCTCATCCCAAGTCGATACGACAATTCCCATTGGCGTCCCATATAGGCGGAGATCCCGATGAGAAAATGGAACACCACGAGTTGATATGGTCCTCCGTTATAGAGCCACTCGTCGATGGTTGCAGCTTCCCAGATTGGGTAGAAGTGAAGACCGATTGCGTTAGATGACG